TCCAGCCAAAATAATGTTTAATGTCTTTCTTGGAATTCCACCACCAGTAATGGTGTTAAACATCTCAAGGTCAAAGGGAATTTTATCTTCAGTCTTATGATAATAATCATAGCGTTGTTCTGAATTGCCAATATAGTCGTGACCAACATTTGTATCAAATGTGACACTCAATGCCTTTGATAGGATCTCGGGAATAAGCCCTTCTCCCTTTGTCTGATCTTTTCCATCAATAATAGAGATTGCTTCCATTACAGCAAGATAGACTGCTCGATCTTTACACCATTTTTCGGTGCTGTCAACCAACCAATCCAATTCTACTTCGCATGGAATGTTAATTTCAGAAATGCATTTTAAGACGTCAACACTATCATTTCGCCCTGCATATTCACTATTACGAAATTCAATGTCAAGAACACTAGCATTTGGAAGTTTATTGTATTTACCAATAAAACTTAAAATAAGTCCATACACTGATCGGTAAGAGCCATCAAAATATTCAGGCTTTAAATGCGGTAATGCTTTTCTACAAAAGGTTTCATTTTGAACGAGGTTTTTAATTATAATGTCTTCAAGTTGCGCTTCCACTTTTTTTACCAATTTTAAATTCGTTTTTTTCTAATATGTGTGATAAGAGGTCTCCAATGTAGTTCATAAATAATTTATCTTCCGACAGGTGCCGTTTATTAAAATTATTTGGACAAATTTTAACTTCAAATTGAAATTGAAGTCGAGCACGGTCAGCGCTTTTATCCTCTACAATGGAGACCCTACCATAGGTGTATACTACTCCGGCATATTTTCCGGTTAGTAATTTTATGGAGCACAGATTTGATTCAGTGTTTTCAAGAAACACATAGTCTCTGTTCTCCTTCATGTTATTCAACACCTGGTGTCTCCTCTTGATCACAATCAAAGTCATCACTTGAACCATCAATCATATCACGAAGTCCAATTGTGTATTTGTTTTTGATGTATGTTGCAAAATCGGTGCCCTTAAAGACAGCTTCCCAGAATTCTTTATTCATTGTTCCTGCCTCACGAACACTTTTTGAAAGTTCGGCCTTTGTCACAGGATTGATTGCAGTGTACCAACCATTTTTAGGTTTAATCACATAACCACCGTCAAGTGCAACATCAAGGAGTCCACTCCATTTTTCAATACCACCTTTCCAACTTACACTAATTGGAATTTTGCTCTTTTCTTTTACAAATCGAGATTTTTCGACGTTAATAATGAAATGATAGCCTTGAATTTCGGTGCCATCTTTGTCTTGTTGACGACCAAGAATCCAAATGTTGTCGGCTGAATATGTAATTCCCGTACCACCTGAAACAACTGCCTTACTGAACATTTCCTGAGTTTGATAGGTGTGGTTAATAGCAAGCAATGGAATGTTTTTCATTGTAAGATATGGTGTTACCATTCGGAACAATCCTTTTAACGATTTGGCGCGAGTCATGTCCGCAACACTCTTTTCATTAAGAGCATCCTCAAGTTCTTTTTTACTTGCGAGGTTACCAACACTGTCAATTACAATTATAACCTTGTCCTTACGCTCAATTGTTTCAAGTTGATGCACAATGTCAAATTTAAGCTCTTCAATATTTTTAATTGGAACGTGCAACACTCGAGTTGTGTCAATTCCAAAGCTTTCAAAATAACTTTGCGGGCTTCCAAATTCGCTATCATAAAACATAAGAACAGCCTCCTTATGCTTTTTAAGATATGCACTTGCCATAAGCAAGGCAAAGCTTGTTTTAAAGTGTTTACTTGGTCCGGCAAGAACTGTAAGTCCACTAGTCAGTCCACCATCAATGCTACCACTCAACGCAACGTTGATCATAGGCACGCTTGTTGATGTAATATCCTTTTCGGCATAAAATTCACTCTCAGAAAGCACATCGGCTTCTTTGATACGGCAGTTCTTTTTTAGTTTTTCTAGTATTGTTGACATAATTAATTTATTGTTTTTGTATTATAACATTTTTCCAAAGACTTGTACATATATTTTTAATAATATTTTGATGTTGATAGAGACCTCATCCATTCAGCGAGTCGTGTATCTTTTATCGAGTGTAATTGCAACATCCCGTCAATTGGCCATCCTAACATGCGCGTGCCATTTGCTGTTGTGTATTGCACAAACTTTGCACGGTCAGTACACTCAAAGACGCCAATTGTATTGCTCTGATCAAATTCAATAAAGATCAGACGATCGACAGTCATACACTTATTTAGATTTGTAGCCTTATCAGCTCGTATCGTAAAGAGGTTTTTACTTGCATAGCGTGCCTGAGTTTTTACCTCAACATTTTTACCATTTGCATCAACAGCATCTTTTACACTGTCAAACGGATCGGTTGATCGTACACAGTTTTCTAATAAGCAAAATAGATCCTCTCCAAGTGCTCCTAACTTTCTGCGCTGTGTGATATTATTGTTCATCATAGTCGCTTCTGTATTCGTTTACTCCACACTCCTTACACTGGTCCCAAAGTAAACCTAAACCACGGTGTTGAAAATCTCCACTTTTTAAATAATGGCAATAACCGTTGTCTTGTTTCGGAAAATGATTTATGACATCTAAAAATGGACAGACACCGTTTTCACCATAACAATAGTTTCCCGAAGGAATTAATGTTTTACATTGATCATCCGATAGATCGGCCGACACGAGCGCTGAAAGTGAGCCAATATCAGTAATGACATTTTGTGCACCAAGTGCAGTCAACGCCTCTGGCGTTTCATAAAGGTAATAGCTTTTCATATTATTTTCCTGCAACAATCATAAGTCCTAAATTTGACATTGCATAACTCATATAGACAAGTGTCCAGGGCCAATTACTTTTGCATGCAAAACTTATCGCGACAGTAAAATACAACAAAAATGCCGCGCCAATTACATATGATTCAAAGTTCATCCGTACTAAATATTTCATCAATGGATGAGTCTGCATATGTTAGAAACTTTGGAATCATTTTCAAATACACGGCAAGCTCGTCTATTGTAAGAGAATCGGGTAATGACAGCACCATTGAAGTCCCATCATTTGTTTCCACTGTTATTTTAATTGCACCTTGCATAAGACTAGCTTTTGAGAATGTCATGGCCGTGCTGTGCATATTGATCTACATATTGTTGGAATGTTTCTTTATCGTCATTGTAAACGTAGTCAAACACATGGTCGTATAATGTAGTACCATCCAATTCTAAAGTGTCAATCAAGTCATCAAATAATGCGTTTTGAACTGTTGATAGATGCCCAATGCGTGTTTTACATTCCTCAATTTTTTGTATTTGTTCTTGTGTCATATTTTTATTTTAAAACGGTGTTTAGTTCTTGTCGTGTTACTTCTTTATTGAGTGGGTGGTTTTTGTATATTGCTGCACGCTGTGCCTGTGCCAACTCTTCAAGTTGTGAGTCGCTGTAGTCAACAATATCAACTGCCTTTACATTTGCGAGTGACTCGTCTTTATAGTACAACATCATCTCTGCTGGTTCGCCAATTAAGATTGACTCAGCGTCTGCAACTTGCAGTGGGCGTGCTCTCCACCAACCAGATCCAGCATGGAAATAACCAGGCATTAAGATGCCCCATTGTTGGCTGTAGATGGTAATCATTTCGCTTTCAACAACACGATCCTGGCCGTCTTTACGTGAACCATATTGTTTAAGCGGCCATGTTGTAGTGTGTACTTGTTGTTTAGTTAACCATTTTTTAGTCTTACCTTGAACGAGGCCAGCAAAATTAAACACCCTCTGTTTTGGATCAGGCATCAATGATGTCATTGGAAGACGATTGAGATGGTATGGATTTGGATTGTAACTGTATAACAGGTCTTTTGGCCAGTCTAGCAGCAGACTTAAATCACCACCAGCAAATGCTGGAATAACCATCCGATTGGTTTTTGCTTTAAGAGTCTGTATAGCAGACATAAAAGAATCTCCGTATGCTTCAACATTTTCTGGAATCATGTTATGGCTGTCACGTACAAATTTTCTAAAAAGCTTTTCGCGGTCATCGAGTGCAGTCAAGCCTGCATAGATGCTATCGGTTTGCCAATCATCAAAAGAAAAGATGCAGTCTGGCCGTTGACTAATTGCCCATAGTGCATTATAGACATAACCAGCAAATCCTGCTGGATTGTGCAAAAATACAAAAACTTTATCATACTCTTGAAGTGACTCTCCAATTACAACTGGGCGCATGTCAACTTCATGACCCATGTCTCTTAGAGCTCGAGGAAAACCATATTGACACATTGCCACCTTTAATTGCTGTTGCAAATAAAAGTCATATGTGCACTGCGCCTTGTTACATCCGGTAATTAGTATTTTCATTTGTCTTTTGGTCTATTTAAAAAATCGCGATTTGTGTCTTGGCCATCAATACCACCACGGCACCAAGAAACTAGAAAACTTCCATAGTTGATTAGGTCTTTGCCACTGTCTTCAATGCTTTCAAAATTAGGAACATAGTTTGGATCATTTTCCATAGCTTCAAGCACACTGTACATACGCAGCGTTTTTGCATAGATGACATCAAGAATAGTCGCTACACCACGTGGGTAATAGTCAGCTTGACGTATACGACTGTGTGGGTTTTGATAGTCTCGCGACTTTGCGAGTTGCAATTCTGCACATTCTTCAAGAACTTTAATTGATTCTTTTTTCATAGCATTAACCTTGACCGCGTGAAAGCTTTTTGTAATTTTTGGATTGTTTTAGCTGCGATGTTTTACTCTTGGCATGAATACCTTTTCGCTTAATTTTTTTGCGTACCGTCTTTGTTCCCGTGTTTTTCATATGTGTTATTATATATTGCTTTTATCTATTTGTAAACATTAAAGTGAGTGCTGCTGAATATAGTTTTCAATCATCGAGTAGTGACGCTCATAGATGTGGAGACTGCCAACTTGCCAATAGATTTTACCACAATCAAAACCTAACTCAGCAGCAAGCGACTCTTGAACATACTTTTGCCATGCATAGTCATTACGATATCCAAACACAAGATCATTTGAACGCATCTGTACAATTGCATGGAGTGCACCATTACGTTGCAAATATTGCACTGCATTTGTGCAGATAAAATCTGACATGCCATCAAAGTTATACTCAGTGTGCATAGTTGGACGCGTGTATATCATAATTGCACGACGTGACCATGGGTTTTTCAGTAGCTCTGCTTTTACATTTTTGTATTGGCAAAAATTATCTTTGTGGTAGATTAAATATCCATAGTTTGAATTAATTTTACCTGCTTTAGAGGCAACCTGTTTCCAAATTTTAGGTGTGACTCCTGGAATGTCCTTTACATAGAGACTTTGAGAGAGATACCATTGCAGTTCACGATCAATATAGTCATCATTAAGTTCACCAAAAATTGATGGTTCATTTGCCTCAAAGCTTGCACCTACAAGTTCAAGTGTTGACACACCAGTCTTATCAGTTACAAAGTTTTGGCTTTTATACTCATTTACAAAGTAGTTGCGCAGTTCAGTTATTGTCATAGTTGGAAAAGATAAATTTGCGGTTTTCTACAATAAGTTTAAGGTAATAGTTGTCTTGCTCTTCCAACTTTTCTCTATGCTGTGCCACTTCCTCATATTTTTCTAAAACTTCACAAGCAATAATTTTATTTATTTGAAGTGGACGATCATTTTTAATATAGACATATAAGTCTGAAATAATGTCTCGAATAGTTATTCCATCTTCGATTGAAGACCATGGAACAGTTTCAAAGCATTTATCAGCCTCAACACATTTGATTACCTGAGAGTATAACTTATTAAACACTGGATCTGAATCATACTCTAGTGGCTGTGTGGATTGTATCATCGATTTAATTCGATCTATAATTGGTAGTGTATCTTTCATATATTGTGTTAGTTTATTATACAAAATTTTTAAAGGAATGTAAACATATTTTTTCAGTATATTCTCTTAACACATTCATGTCTCGAGTTGTTGGCATTTCCCATACGTAGTCAACACACCTCTTTAGAATCGCATTATTAAACGATTCATATTCATTTGCTGGAGCAATTGCACTGCGCTCAAGGTACACAGTAATTCCACCATTGTCTTTAATCCACTGATACTCATTTTCAAACCTTAAGTCTGTAACTATATAGAGAGCATGCTCATTTGTCATACTGCGATCTAGTGCATTAATCCAATGTGACTCATCAATGTTACGACGTATTTCGGTTCCCCAGCAAACAAGAAATGGTCGAATAAGTTTTTTCTCAACATCGTCTGTGGTAAATGCAGAGATGCCTAATTTATCAAGGCAAAATTCATCAACCTCTTCTCGCAATTTTGCCGCAAAACTTACAACCTCAACAGTGTGTCCTTTCTTTTCAACGGTATCTTTTATAAAGCGTCCAACAGTGTCTTTGCCGCTACGGGCGTTTCCAGAAATACCAATAATTTTTTTCATAATAAAATTTAACAGCTTGTCTTATATATTAGTCAAGGTGACTGACGTAAGAACAATTGTTTAAATAACTGCGAATTGACGGCAGTGCCAAATCAATGTGATCAAACCTGTGACTGCCACCTGGATAATACACCGACGAGTTTGAAACAACGTCTTTTAGTGTTTCACGTGTTTCATATGAATCAAGCAATTCATCACCCATGTCAAGCAACAGCAGCGGCTTGTACTCATAGTGCAAACCAGCAATTTCCAAATCATTGTATGAATCGAGCACAGCTTGCGTCAGCGTTGATTTTTCTCTTGTCACATAGTTTGTCATAGGGACATCTTTTATCACCGCTCCAGCAGTTCTAAAAAAGGATCCTGAAACCACAGGATTTATAAGCACACAAGGTGATCCAAACGCAGATGCGAGCGCAGCGGCATAGAATCCACCAAGTGATGTTCCGACAAAAATAGGATTGCTAAGATGTCGAGTTTTACTTAAAAGGTCATCTAAAATATTCTTATGTGTGTCAAAAGAATTGTATGATACTGCATGCACCTCATCAATTTTTGATAAGGCCCGCACCTTATCCGAGGCCGGATTGAATGCGCTGTTAAAGCCGTGTAGATAAACAATCATGTGGTTACAATAGAATTATACACTATTTTTTATAGTTTGTACAATACTTTTTACAAAATATGCTAAGAATATAGCAGTTGGGCTCTATTTGATAAAGAGTCCGGGTGTTCCAAGGCAAATTTTCAAATATGATTTACCATTAAAATCTCTCATATAGAAATATTTGTGTAGTTTTGGAAATTTGTTGTATGTTTCCAAATCAATGAGATTTAGTTTTTCTGGGTCTGGAGGATATATTTCTTTGTCCAACAGTTTTTGTACATGGAGAGGATCAAGTAGATATGGCTCTAATTTTTCATATGACACATTTTTTGCTATGGCACTCAAAAGTTTACCAGAATATTCTCCGTAGGACACCTTGAGTGCCTCTTTAAAAATATTTGATAGTATCTTTTTTGACTGCTGCGATTGATCAGTACCAATTGCAACAAGTTTTCTGCCACGAGTGTCTTTATACATCACGACAGCAATCAAATGTTCGCCTCTATGGAAAATTTTCCAAAAAGGAATGTTGACTATCATGTCCTCTTTGTCACTAAACCCAGATCCTTTGATACCTCCAATATCTTCATATGCACGCTGAAGCATGTCCCATACACGATCTGCCCATTTTTTCTTATTCTCAAGTGTGCTGTCAGATGAGCCTATAAAATTGTTATAGGTTTCACTTATGTATTTTGTAAAATTCATATTTCTATTTATGCTATTATAGTATTCCGTCGTTATGCAATATTTGCAAAATATTACTTAGGGCATACTCAGTGTAGTCACCCAATTCTTTTTTAACACAATCTGGACCTACAACACCATCTACAATAGGATGTATTGTAAAATTTTTTAGAATAATTAGATTTACTTGATTTTCTTCAGCCTCATATGAAATATTGAAAAGAAAAACAGCGTCATCAATTGTTTTAAAATGACGATGTACATTCATAATTGTATTAAGCGTGTGACAGACTCCATGCCGCGAGTGTGTGTTCAAACGGATTGCCTGGAATTTCAGATACAAGTTTAAGCATTTCCGCAGCAATTTCTCTAATTTCTTTTTGCGCGTGTTCGCTGTTGCGAAGTTTCAAAAAATTGGCAAAGGTTCTCATGTTAAAAGAAACATCTGCCTGGATTTTAGAATTATATGTTTTGAAGAAACGGGCGCTTTCCTTTGCTCGCTTACGACCAAGAATTGGTGTAAGTTGTTCCAAAGATCGATGGTAAAGAATATTACTCATGTGAGTAAAATCAATAAGCGAATCAGCCCAAGTAGTATTTTCACGACCTTCAACCAGAATATTCTGCCAATCTTCTGGAACATAATACTTGTCTTCCTTCAATTCTTTGTAACGCGCACTCTCTGCATTCATAGAAGAAATGCGGTGTTTTAGCAAATGAATGTGCGAAGCAATATCAGTATCAACGAGAAAGTGCACCATTCCTTTTTCGAATGGAGTTTCGTGCCCATCGTTCCAAAGCATATTAATCAACTTTGGAATACGAGACTTTTTATCGTCATTTAAATCACGAGATGTGCTTGTCCATGCACTGCAAGCAATTACTTCATCCGAGCCATAGTGGCCAATAAGTTCAACTTTATTTTTATGCGTCATATGTTGATAGTTCATTTAGAGCTTCTTGCACAATATAGTTTTCATGTGCATAAATTGCTCGTGCAGATACAATACGTTTAAACAACTCACTGTCTTCAACTTCATCATATGTTTCCATATCAATGACGAGCGTGTCAACAATCATACCATCTTCAATGCTATCAGCAATTCCATACACTGCGCCATCAGAGTCAGTGCAATGAAATTGGATCATTCCATCTTCAGTACATTTATATTCTACTTCCATATTTTTATTTTGTGTGATTCGCGAGAACATTTAGAAGATGGTTGTAGTCACTGCTCATGCAGTCGTCCATAACAGCTTTTATTTCTTCTTTGCTTCTCCCTTGTTTTTTCGCGGCCTGTGAAAATGCGCCCATAAGACTCCATGCATTTCCATCCAATCCGACAAGTTTCAATTTTACTGGTTCACAGTGTAGTGTATTATTCATAAGATTTTTTGCGATTGTATGATCCTTTACCTTTTTTTGCAACGTGTGTTTGTTTGCCTGGAGCAAAATGTTTACGAACCTTTGCAGGTGGGAGGGTAATTGTAAATAAGATTTTCATGTGTCATTAAGATTGGTGTCAACGCATTTATTCCTCAGAAGCTTCTTGATCTTTCCATTCTTCTGCAGCAATTGTTGCTAAGGTTTCGAAAGCAATTAGAAGTTCTAGCGAATCCATGTGGGAGAGGGTGGTGATGTTGTCCATATTGTTTCTTACAAGTTTATTATACACTATTTCTCAGCAAAAGTACATCAGTTTTTTTATAACTGGCAGATTATTTTCAGTAGAGGTAAGCCTCGATTGCACATTTGCGTTTTAAAAGTCGATTTACAATTTGCATTGCACCCGCAGCCGATTTGGCTTGGACATCCATTAGGCAAGAACCCTGAAAGCTGTCATAAAATTCAACGGTGTAGATTTGTTCTGTGGTATTTTTCATAATTGATATGGTTGGCTTACATGATCATTATAAGCTATTTCTCAGCAAAAGTACACATCTTTTTTCAAAAAAGTGAAAAAAGTTTCCAGACATAACCGTGGTATAGAACAAAGGTTTGAGAAAAGGCAAATTTGTGTGTCTTATGGGAACATTCTACTACAATAAGCATCTTTTTTCAAATATTCCATAACATCATTTAAAGTTTTTAAATTATTGGCATCGTTATCATTAATTTCAACGTCAAATTCATCCTCAACAAATAATAAAAATTCAGTAAAATCCAAAGAGTCAATGTCATATTCCTTAAATGGCTTGTCAAACACTACATCATGCGGTTCCATGATAAATTTGTCACAAAATACATTTGTTAGTTTTTCTTTCATATTATTTAATTTATTCTCCAAAGTTGCTAATAACGCCCACTAGACAATATATAATAAGTTGCGTTAAAATAAGACAACAACATTGAATAGCATTTAATTCTAATAGAGTTGTAAATATAACTGTTCCAAATGGGGATAGTAAGAATGCAACTGGCGCCATCCAACACCAATGTAAGAAATTCAAGTTCATTTTGTTATTTTTTTACGAAGGTTTAGTGTTTCTAAAAAGGCTTCAGCCTGTTCTGCTGCTGTTGCCACCATAAAATGAAAGTCACGATCTACTCCCATTTGAATAAGGATGCACGTAAATGTTCCAAGATCTTCTGGAGATAGACTTAGTTTTGCCTCGTGCATCGCATTATGGTCGTGCATATAGTCGGGGCATATAGTCGGGGCAACCTCTGACTATCCCTTGAGGTGTTTTATACAGAGGTCCCCACTGATCTTTGCTTACAATGCCGCATGCTTCAGCGATGACCATATTTTGATGGTGGCGTGTCATACGTTTGACTTGAAAATAATTTTTCGGATATTCTGACAAATGATGCGGAGTGCGGACTTCACAGGCTTACCATTAAAGGTTTCAATCGGCCATCCAAGCGCATCCTTGCGCCACCATGGCAGCATCTTCCTCGCGGATTGGTATTCAATCGCGGCAAGAGCTTCCATGATTCCGACAGGTTCCCCGCGCCGGATTTTGTCGCTGATTTCCTCCAAGAAGGGATCAGACGGGCGGGGTGTGGGAGGCAATGTGACAGAGTTTTCTGGCTGATTATTGTTTATAGACATAAAGAGTTTTTGAGATTGTTACATTGACGTTCTTTAACAGCATCAGGACATCCGTGCACATCGGTGTTGCCATGTCGATTTTCAAGAACCACATAGGTTACAGTTGCTCCATAAGACTCTGCAGCATCCACATAATTCTTAAAGTCACGTGGAGATGTATTGGTATTTGCAACAATGATTGTATTCACACTTGGATTATATAGTGCGTCATTAAAGCGATTATAGCATTGAAAGTGAGCCGCACCTAGCATGCTTGCTTCAAACTCATAATGACCATTACTTTTAGTAAAATAGTCATCAGCAGTTACAACCACTGCACCACTGTTATGACGTGCAAGCATTGATGCAAAGGTGGTTTTGCCACTGCCACTAACTCCGCGTAGTATAATTACATTTTTTTCCATAATATAGTTTCCTTACAAAGTTATTCTACCACATTTTCGTACAAATGTAAACAAAAAAGTGCAGCATTAATGATGATCAAGTGCGGACTTTTTTCTAACGGACAAAATAGAGTCTACCTCTTCAATTGTAAAAAATGCGCTCTTGTTGTAGTCAATTGCATTTTCTACACCACAATCCAAGATTTGACCATAGACATCAGCTGGACTCTTGTGTGCATTAATACCCGCGAGCGAACCATGACTGTGCCCACAGAGTGTTACAGCTCCACGGCTCAGCTCAGGCCATACAAGTGGACACATATGAGTCAAGTAGTAAAGTTTGTGATCAACCTTTAGCATTGCAACGTCACCAAGCATAGTCACATTGTGTGTGATGTGCAGCGGATAAATTTCACAAGCCTTGTAGTCATCAGGCAATGCGGCATCATAGAGTTGCTTCACTCCACTGTTGTGATTGCCCCAGACCATAAGTGTTTCGCACTTTATATTGCGAATTAATCGGCCAATAGCATCAGGTCCAACGCTCAATCCTACATCACCGAGAATTATAAGCAAGTCATTATGATGACATGAATCCAATTGTTCTTCAATCCAAACCGAATGATCAGCTGAATTTGAGAATCCACGTTTGCCATATAGGAAATCTTTGTCATGGCCATAGTGCAGATCACTACAAAACTTGATGTTGTGATAGTCTTTACGATTTTTCTTAATGCGAATCATAGTTTTTCAAGTAGAGTTAACATGGCATTTTTAAGTTGACGTTCTTCAACCTCTTTGCCAATGAAGAGTGTAAAAGCCAGCCCGCTGCGCCAATCAGTATAATTCGCTTGCACAAGCAGTGCAAAGGATTTACGATAGTCGGTTGCAGAGGAATCGTGAGTTGATTTATATGCAGAGACAAATCGGCGCAACTCTTGAATATTTGCATCAAACTCATGCCATGCGGCAATCACTGCATGCATTTCGTCGCTGATCTTTTCGGCAATTTCATAGTCAAGAGTAGACTCAACATAAGCGTAAAAGGCTTCAATGGTGTCAAACTTTTCAGGCGCAGCAAGCCACAAGTCAAGAACATTTTTAACGCCCTTCACTCCAGTTGCAACACGATGTAACATAAGATATGCTTCAGCTTTGATCTTTTTGAGTGTTTGACCATCAGGTGAATATAGTACAACACCTTCTTTGCCAACCCATGCGGACACATCAGCAATGCATTCTTCAACACAAGAATATTCATACTTTTGCGGACGACCTACATCAATGTATTGCGCAATCGTGTCAAGCGTAGTTTGTGATTCATATTCACAAGTTGGATTATAGACCATTCCAATCAAAGTCAGTGTTGGCTCGGTGTGTTCACGCAGCACAATAATATTTGTTGGAGTTGTCCATTCGTACAACATTGAATAGTTTTTGTCAAGTGCCCAGCAATCAAATGCCTTTGGATACTTTCCAATGAGAAAGTCAATCTCATGACCGTTTTGTAATGCACGCGCGTCAACAGTTCCACGAGTTCGCACAATTGTTTGTCCTTTGTATTTTGAAACAATAAGCAAACTGCCGTCCATCTTGTGACGCGCTTGCACTGGCCATGACGTATCCCATGGTTGAAAGTCTGGCTTTTCACCAAAATTTACAAACTTACCAAAGCCTTGAGAAACAACGGCGCCATCCTCGGCACGCACAAGCGCACTGCGATAGCGAGCGTTGGTGTCATCCCAATGCGTACCCATGTCGGTTGGAGTAATCAGAAAAAAATCTTCATCAACACTTCCAATACGAACAGGCTTGATGTTAAATTCTTCAGTGTTGAGATCTTTGTAAGATTTATGCATAATATATTAAAGTTCAATTTCTTTCAGTTCTGCAATTTCTTTATCAAGAGAACCCAAACGATCAAAAAGCTCGGTTTGTTCCGCCGCAATTTCTTTTAGCCTTGGGCTTGAGAATTCTGCATTCGGATTTACTATAAATCCACGATCGAATCGCAGTCGGTAAAACATGTCAGCAGTTACCATCTTATTTTCAGGTTTCACGGTGTATTAAATTTTGTTTATGTTAAAGCAGAGAATCTTGAAGCCTTTGCGGCCGCAAGTGCGGAACTTGCTTGCTCCGAGCTTTTTTAGTTTCTCTTTAAATTTTGGCAACTCATCAGTCGTGATTCCATAGAGAGCGTGTGTTTGAATAGGATCGAATAATGTTTGAATATAACGGCCGCTTGAACCATACGGAAAAAAGATGCGATTTTCGATTTCTTTTATAGAGAGAATGTTCATATTGTGGTGTTTCCTTACAGGACTATTCTAATATATTTTGTTTTAAGTTTTAGCCTATAACCTCAAATTCCTTGAGAATATCGTTGGCAATATCTTCATAGTCATTTTTACTCACACCAGGATTAGAACTATAGTAACTATAGCCTTCCATTTCAGTGGTATAGTTGTCGATGATCGCGATGATCCGTTGTTTGATTTGTTCATTTGTCATAATGTTATTGTGTATTAGTGTTTGATTAAGTAGGAATTGCAACAACAAAGCTTCCGCAGCAATTGCTTACGGAATATCCAGTAAATCCGTTTTCATTGAATGGGCGGATGTAGTCTCCACCGACAACCCACACTCCATTAATTCCAAGAGTGTTTTTGTAGCCATCACTCTTCGTGGCTGGAACAAATTGTGAATTGACATATTGTTGTACGCCATCAATCATGCCGTCAAATACGCTTTGTACTTTGACGCAGAGAGAGGATTGGTTTTTATTGATGAACGATTTGAGTGTAGCGAGTGTTGGTTTTTTCATGGTGTGGTGTTTCCTTACAGGACTATTCTAATATATTTTTTGAACAATGTAAACAACATTTTTCAAACTCGTGCAAACAATATTCAGTTTCCGGACTCACGAACCGCAACCACCGATTTTCTGGTCAAAATTTCTTCAACCGTTTCCTTACAACGAGCAGCCCAGTCAAAATCAACTGTATTAGCTTGAGCAAAAGTCATGCCGGCGTTTAAGCACGCACACAAAAGTTTTGCGGCCGATACCAGTTCCAAACTGGTGTACAAATAGCTCGGAACTTCAGAACCATCGGATGCAACAACCTCTGTATCACGATGAACTTTGGACCCTTCCCAAATCCGACCAAATTGGTCTCCGGTACGATAACGACGAGATACTTTGGCGGTGTAGGTGATTTGATTTGTCATAATGTGGTGTTTCCTTACATAGTTATTCTACCATAAAAAGCAGGGTTTGTAAACAACTTTTTTCAATAAAATGAAAAAAGTCTCTGGGCATATACCGGATATAGGAAAAGCCTAATCTTCACACATTGGAAGTTGACAATTGATTGAAAAAGAATGGCGGATGAAGTAGGTCCTGCCCCCAAAGCTGTTTCCAGCTCATACTGATTAGCAATCAGTTTCAGCGCTTCGCTGATTCATCATCCATAAAATGGTACACCGAGTGCGACTCGAACGCACAATCGCCAGAGCTTAAATCTGGAGGCTTTACCAATTAGCCCACCGGTGCATTGGCGGAACGTGCAGGATTCGAACCTGCGACACTCTTATAGGAGTGTTCTACACTTTCCAAGTGTAGTCTTCGTCCGTCCAGTCACGTTCCTTAAATATATTTTATTTTCCAGGGCCGTATACGCTTGAAACTTTACCGACTACAGCTTTAATTGATTTATTTAAAGTTTCGGTTTTGACTTCTTTACTGCCCCATCCACGTGGAACCCAAACTATAGTTTGGGTTTGATTTATTGATTTATCAATAAACGCCAAAGTATTATCCTTGAGTATAACAAATGTATTATCTGTCGCAGTAATATTTTCATTGAGAACTTCTGTTGCAGCAGCAACAAGCGGATCATTGTTTGAGTTTGAAAAATGTTTGTTCATAGTATTGTTATTTATAAAAAATTGGTACCCCCGCTTGGACTTGAACCAAGGACCTGTCGATTATGAGTCGAATGCTCTAACCAGCTGAGCTACAAGGGTGTTGTTGTATGAATATTCTACCATAAAAAACGGCAGTTGTAAACAACTTTTTTCACTTTTTTTCATAAAATGGCACACCCCGAGAATTTCGAAATCTCACGAATGGTTTTGGAGACCATTATGCTGCCTTTACATCAGAGGTGTTTTAGAAAATGGTCCACACTGACGTGTCCGAATCGTCTTGTTTCGCTCTTCAGGCGAACGCTTTACCGCATAAGCTAAGTGTGGATTGAAAATGGAGGAAGCTAGAGGAATCGAACCCCTACCCGCTACAAACGCATAGCCCAGAGTTCAAATCTGGTTTGTCACCTTGACGCTAGCTTCCATAGAAAATTGGCGGCCCGTTAACAACAAATGATTTGGAATCATTGCGTTGTGAGTTCAACCGACGGGCCAAGCGGTTTAGACACCCTCTCACAAAAATGGTACCCTCGGTCAGAGTCGAACTGACAACATCTTGCTTCTAAGGCAAGCGCCTCTGCCAATTGGGCTACGAGGGCATTAAGAAAATTTGGTGCGCGCAGAAGGACTCGAACCTCCAACATTCTGTTTCGAAGACAGACGCTCTTCCATTGAGCTATGCACGCAAAAACAAAAATATTTGACAGCTGTATGATTATTTGTTGGATCTGTTTTTCCAGGATTCATACGCTCTTTTTAGAAGAACACCGGTATTCTGAAAATCAGATTTTGTATAGACGTCACCGCCTTCATACATAAAATATGCAGATAAAACACCTAGAAATTGTTCCATGTCTTCTGCATTAAAATCGACAACCATATCGTATGCCTTTCTTACAACAATTCTAGTGGGAATTTTAATTTCGCTTAATGTTAGTCCTTCTAAAATTGCTTTTGCGGCAATATACGTTTCATCTGATGTTTTAATGTTATTCATACTATTGTTATTTATAATAGTTTATGCTTTTGTGGCAACAGCCAGCGCGGCTGCATAAGCTCTAAATTCTGCAGAAGTTTTGCCTTTAACAATGACACGTTCACTGTCATAAGAACGCCATTTTGACCAGGGGAGTGTACCGTCAGCATCGTTTAAGTACTTGGATGGAAGTTTGATGAAAATTTTTGTATCACCATCCATGTATGCAACGCATCCGGCACCGCAATAGATTACATCTTCATTAGGCTGTCCGTTTACTTGATCAGCATCTTTATAGTTTGCTTTAAGGCCACCGTCGATCATTGGCTTTCCGATTCGATCTTCATTTGCGGCTAAAAAGCTATCATAATTATGTTTGCCCTTTTTAGTCCAAACGGTAATATCTGGATCAGATTGTCCGCTTGCTTCATTAATATTTGATTCTTCATCATCGCAATATGATTCTTTTAAAGTCTTAAGATCTGCTTTTGCTTTAGCGAGTATTGCTTTACGTTCACGTAATTGAGTCTTAAGAACATAATTATTATCATCACGAGATTCAATTTGTTTTTGCAATGATTCAACATTATCCTCTAATTCATCAATGAAAGCCTGTTGTAATAGCTTTGTCATTTCGCCGCTCTCCATTAAACCTTCTTGAATTTCAATCATCGCACTGATATGTTCTTTAACTTTTTTGCGATAATATTCAACGACCATTGCAGCTTGATAATGACCTGAACCATGACCACCAGGGCCTTCAATTGAATCATAGTCTTTTATTGCCACATCTAAACCGTTTTGAGCCGTTGAAAGCGCTTTAAAAACTTTCTTCAAGTTGTCAGTTGAAACTACATATTTGCCTTCTGAAAGCACTTTGGTTGCGGCTTCAAATATACTATCTGGTTTGCTGTTAAAATATCCATTTGTCATAGTAATGTTATTTATATGATTGAGTGTTTATACTTTAAAAATTTATTGCTAAAATGGCGCACGTGACAGGTACTGATCCTGCGTCCGAAACATTGACAATGTTCCCATCTGCCATTGAAAGTACACGTGCATATTGGTGACCCGTGAGGAACTCGAATCCCCAACCTAGACGGTAGAAACATCTTGCTCTTCCATTGAGCTAACGGGCCAGTGAAAATGGTACACCATATAGGAATCAAACCTATGTTATATGCATGTAAAACATATGTCTTATCATTAGACGAATGGCGCGTTAAAATGGTGGAGATGGCGGGAGTTGAACCCGCGTCCACGATTGGTGCATCAGCATCACTCTACAATCATATTTGGCATTTATTGTCCGCCAACTGACGAGCCGCATACGGAACGGCGCCCGAGTGTATCATCTCTTGCACACTTCGTATCATATTTTCATTATGAGAATATCCTCTGTCGTCATTTATCAAATAGAGGAGTCAATGATAAATGATCGCCACTTAAGCAGCGAGAGCTAGGTTATTAATGCCTTTTGTTGTTGCGCACTTAAGGTCGTGCAGACCTTTGATTGCAGATGCTGTTTTTCCAATCATGTCGAAACCAAAAACATCCCCTAAAAATGGTGGGGGATATGTGAGTCGCACACATACGGCCTGAGTCAAAGTCAGGAGCACTTCTATTATGCTAATCCCCTATTGAAATTGGTGAGTCGCCCAGTAATCGAAACTGGATCTCTACGTTTTTCCGCGTAGCGTGATGTTCATTCTACTAACAACTCTTTGAAAGTGGTCGCCACGGTAAGAATTGAACTTACGTCTGACGGTTATCAACCATCTGCTAAAACCACTCAGCTACGCGGCGTGAAAATTGACCAATTCCTGACCTGCTGCGCACTACTTTATCAGGTATAGCCGCTTACAGTCAGGCAATTGGAAAGTGATTTGCGGCTCAGGTCGCTATATCGTGCATTGTGTTCCCAACCGGCTAATCGCCTCGAAAGACCCGATTTATATCAACTGCATTGAGATTCATTTCTGAATCGTGCGTTTTATGTTGACTACCATGCACAAACGTCTTAGTTGACGAATACCCCTCAATGACCGCAAAAGTGGTCGGACGTGTGGAAGTCGAATCCACCGATTCTTGGTCCCAAACCAAGCGTCTCACCCCGAGACTAACGTCCGTATATAAAATGGCTCCCAAGGTTGGTCACGATCCAACGACATCCGAGTTAACAGCTCGGCGCTCTACCAACTGAGCTACTTGGGATTTGAAAATTGGTGCGCCTCCACGGTACTGCCCCGTGTTAGTCTGGTTAAAAGCCAGGTGCTTCACTGTTAAAGCTTGAAGCGCATATATGAAAATTGGAGCGGCGGCAGCGCGTCAATACTGCCTTGCTAGGGACTCCGAAATACCCCGTGATCTCCTTCTTCTAGGACAGTCCGAGCTTTACTGTCTTTTGTTTCGGGTTTCTTTTGACTATACCGCATTATAAAATTGGAGCCTCAAGTCGGATTCGAACCAACAACCCCTTAATTACAAATTAAGAGCTCTACCGTTGAGCTATTGAGGCATTATAAAAAGTGGAGTCACGTGTAGGAATCAAACCTACCTGAGAAGGGTTGCAGCCAACTGCCTAGTCGATCGGCCAACGTGACATAAAATTGGTACCACAAGAGAATTTTGAAATCTCGACCTGATCCGTATGAAGAATCTGCTCTGCCTCTGAGCTATTGTGGCATAAAATGGTGGAGATGACAGAACTCGAATCTGCAACATCATGCTTGCAAAGCAGGCGCTCTACCAATTGAGCTACATCCCCGATGTTAAAAAAATTATACGAAAATTAGAGCCTTTATTTTTATGCCATGCTCAGGGCTTAACAGGTGTTGTTGCTACACCAAAGGAGTTATGCTTGTTTAGCGTCCTAAAGTCGCATCCTATGAAACGCAATTCACGAGTATCGCAGCACCTTTGCAACAGTGTAATGAGAGAATTCACTCACATTTCTTCTTGCAAGGATGTATGTCTTGGTTGAATTGTATACATACGAATTACCTCTTCTCCACGTCTAGTTCCACTTCTTATATGATGGCTACTTCTAAGCCGACATACCTGTTAAAAATTGTGAAGGAAGCATAACCTTCGTATTGCTTTTTAGTATTTACAATGTATGGTTATTAACCCACACGGAATCTCAAGCCTGTACACACAACGTTGTGCGCCTAACTCACCGATTGTCATTGCAAAAATTGGAGCGGAATATCAGAATCGAACTGATGTCACCTACTTGGAAGGAAGGGGTTTTACCATTAAACTAATCCCGCAAAATTGGTACTGCCACGGGGAGTTGAACCCCGCTCTAATGGTTGAAAACCATTTGTCCTAACCGATAGACGATGGCAGCATTTTGAAATCTTGGAGGTTACGCAAACTCTATTTGACCACCACCTCCTAGCTTCGGATTCACTTACTTCTCTTACGAGCCCATGGATCATCCTATTGGTCAAAACGGCGACTCGCGCTCAGCTGAGTCTTTAATCGTTTTTATTTTCTCGGGCTGCAGACCCTTACAATTGGAGCATTTACCTTAAAATGAATAATACAGAAGGAATCGAACCTTCACCGCGGCATGTTTGCCTATCCTATCGGACAAGAAACCCTTTGCTTGGGGCGTGCTACCATTACACTATGTATTAAAATTGGTGCGGCCGTGTGGTTTCGATCCACTCCTAAATTGGTGTACGCGGTCCGAATCGAACGGACGATGTTACTAATGAGCAGGGTTACAGTCTGCCGCTACACAACCAACAGTAGCCTCACGTACTTTTATATTTAGAATGCTTTGTTTTATTTGCAAAATATTCTGTATATTTTATGAAATTGTTTTTTAGTGTCATAAAAGATATTGGAAGTTTCTTATCTTTCACAAAAGCTCGTAATGAGCAATTTGATGTTTTGAATTCTTTATATAGAAAAATATAAAGAAAAGCTATTTCTTCATCGGTTGATTTACCCAATCTTAAATTCGAATTTTCATTTTTTTTATCTTCTCTTATTCTAAGATTTAGAAAACCATTTGTCATCCATATAAATTTAGGTTTAATTTTAATAGTGGTCTGACTCTTTGATTCTAAACAAGTTTGGCAATATTTTCTACGTAAATTTTCGCTCTCATATGTCGATTCACATTTATGACATTTTTGATAATGGATTTTTCTATCAAATAATTTATAACCAACTCGCCAACCATTCGGAATGTCATCTCCGTTTTTTATACGTTTAGATTTTTTGAGATCAATGTTGTATATCCAAATTTTACCGTATTGTGAATTATTTTTTCCCCTTTGTGAAAGGGATAAAGCCGCATAACAATATTCGCGAACATGCGCATACATTCTGGAATTTTTAACAGATGTTCTTTCAAAATTTGTTTTTGACTTAAATCCCATCATTCGGCATGCATGCACAGTTTTATTGTTCTTATGTATTTTATACAATAAGAGGTGGGCGATCCAATGTTCTCTTCCTGTTAGAACTACCAGATTGGAAGGGTCATTGGATCCGCCCATTGATTTCATCACTATGTGATGTTTTTCGGTATAACCCGTTGCTGGATTATTTTGACGATAAGAAATTAAATTATTGTAGATGCGCTGGTAGTTCATAGATGTATTTATACAAATGTGAAACTTTCGATCCACTCCCTGTTAAGGATAAGATTTACAGTCTTACTGCTGGAGCCACCAGCTTTCCGTCCGCGAAAATTAACCTCGATGCTTTTCAGCTTGCATTGGAGTCGAGGAAACTCCCAGATTTTATAAAATTGTGCGCTTCGTTGGAATCGAACCAACACTCTCTTCCTGAAGGAAGCTGTGCTTACCATTACACTATCCGAACGCATTAAAAAATACAAACAGCTTTGACAAGCATACAACCACGGCAATCCGAAGATTGGAACTTAATCCACGCCGAGAGCATCGCTACTGTTCCTGAGTGCGGTTGCAAATTGGTTGCGGGAGCCGGAGTCGAACCGACTTATAATGCTTATGAGACATTCTTCTGAGCCATTCGAATTTCCCGCGATTAAAAGTTTTACACCAATTCCTTTTACCATTGACTGCGTGTTATATTACACCAAACTCAGTCTTATAAACGTGCTATTTAAAATTTGTCGGCGATTACAACATAATCTTTAAAACTCATGAAGTAGAGTTGCCGTTCGAACACACAACGTGGTTCTTCAAGTTGATTGGATCTACCAATCTGTTGCGGACTTGATGGCCACATTGTTTTTTCAATCAATTGTCAACGCAACATCTTTGTGTTCCATGCCGTTCAACCACGGTCGTTTTGAGTTTCACGCACTCATTCAGCGGCTCGTTGATGTTGTTATTATACCACATTTTCAGTGGTTTGTACACATCTTTTTTAAAATCTTTTTTGCTTTGGCAGAAGGTTTTTAATCTTCTTTTGCCGCTGCATGTACATATTCTAACATATTTTCAGCAGCTTGTACACTACTTTTTACATATTTTTTGACTTTTTTTGACTTTCGTATATTCTTAAAGGCTTTTTTCACAAACAAAAAACCCTCTGTTTTGGCAGAGGGTCTTTCAAATATGATTTGTCGGATTATTCTCTACCTTAGCTGCCCCTTTGATTAAAGTTTGATGTTCTAGGGGCAAGATACATATCACTAATGTGTGACCATACGCCCGCCCCGCACTCGACTGTGCGATTTGGTATTTGTTTGGACTCTAATTGGTGATTCATAATCGTAAAGTTATTTATAAGGATTCGCGTCTCAAATTAAGATTATTTGCATATTTTTTACGAAAGTGTTGCTGTATGTTCTCTTGGATTGCCAACAAAAATATTCCATTCGGCACGATGACTTACGCTATCGCTCAATGCAGAAAATTCAACATCAGACAGGATCTTTGGAACAACGGATGATCCGAACACATTTGAATATGGAAACTTTGATCCTTTGCGTAGGTTACATTTTTTGCATGACAGCACAATGTTTGAATCACAATTGTCACCACCTTTACTTCTTGGAACTACATGATCTCGTGTTGCAACTGAATATGGGATCTCCTTTAAACAATATTGGCATTTACGGTCATAAATGTTATAGAGCTGGCGCAATTTGATTGTTTTGCGCCGGCGTTTCATAAATCTTTTACTATTGAAATATCCTGGAATTACAACAATTGTAGGAACGGCATACGCCACATCGGCGGTGCGCATACAGGGATAATCATCTGGAAGGCCAGTATCATTTCCAATCCATGAGCTCCAATCGTGAATGTTACCATGCGGATCATATGCTTTTACAGCACCAACAACAAGGTTGCGCATTGCTGATCGTGCATTAAAAAATCCAAGAGGTTCAAATCCACCAGAAAGGACTAGTGTGGTTTTTGTTGTTGGGCTAATCGGTTTCATATTATATTGTTGCACCCAAAATTGTAGAAAGACTTAGCCGCATGTTAAAATCTGCTTCGGAGATAGGTGTATCGAGTGTCACGCCATCGCCTTGAGACCATCCATTTGCATTTAAAATTTTCACATTTAAATTTTTATGTGATGCCCATTCGTTTGCGGTCTTTTTAGGCTTAAAAATATTGTCCCAATTGTCACGTCCTTGTTTGGACAATGTTTTAGATGCTATTAGATCTCCTGTAATATCATTTTTTGTTGACATAATTTATGTGTGTGAATATTATACAGTATTTATTGCAACATGTAAATACATTTTTGCATAAAAAAACCAAGAGGCGCGGGGTACACCTCTTGGTTTTGATTTGTAGAGTTATTGTTATTTGTATGAACCGATAATTATTGCTCTACGGTAACTATAATCGTTGTGGTATTTCTCTCCACGTCCAATTAACACTCCTTCTTGAAAACGATAAGTCTCACCTTCAAGCAACGTCACTGTTTCTGGAGTGTACAGCTGCGAGTTGTTCAGTCTTTCGTTTGAGTCTTTTTGCGAGCCGTTCAATCCGCAATTTGCTAGCAGGACTGCCATCAGCGGCAAGAGCATCAATTTCATCTTCAATTTTGTCAATTTCATTTTCTCTCTTACTCTTCAAATATTCACCATATTGAGTCATCAATACAGTCAAAGCAATGAAAAATGCACGGGCAGTGGTCATTACTTTTTACCGTCGTCTTTAGCCTTGCCAACATTAAGGGCAAGAAAGTCGATAATTGAATAAAGTTTTGCCAAAGTTGTTCCTGATTTTGGTGTAGGTGTAACTGCTGCAATTGCAGAAGCAAGTGTAATAGCTGCTGTAATTACGCCAAACCATGGTTGATCAGAGATTAGATTTAGTATTGTGTCCATATTTTTTTATGTTGTTGCTGATACCAAATTAGCATCATCAAAAGTATTTATACAGGACACGCTTTAGCCAACAATCTTTTTAACTTCTTCCAAGTTTAGAAACATAGTGCCATACTTTGGATAAATTACGTCTACACAAGTATTAATATACTTAGGATCAAGTTTACGCCATGGACCCCAACCTTTCATAATACTTTTGTTGTGCACATGTCCATGAATGTTGGCTTTACGACCACGCATTTCATCAGGATGTATCGGGCAATGTGTCAACCACATACCTTTGTATTTAAGCATTCCATAGATTTCCTGAAAAACTGCAGCTTGATCTACAGATGATACCATGTCATCATGGTTACCTTTAATCAAGATCTTTCGTGCATTCAAGTTTCCAATCACGTCAAGTGATTCTTTGTCAAATGCAACATCGCCCATAAAATAAACAATGTCATTTTTCTTAACTGTTTTACGCCAGCTTTCCAGAAACAGCGCGGTGTTGTGTTCTGTAGAAGTTACAAATGACCGAAATTTTGAGATGTTTCGATGTCCTAGGTGTGGGTCTCCGCAAAAATATACGCTCATATTATTAGATTTCAGAAATAGAATATGGAAACTTATCAGTGCGTGGCTTTGCCGTGCCAGCGACAAAGTAGAATGAGGAGCGCAGTGCTTCAAGCGCTCTTTCTACGACGAGTTGACTCCCTATGAAAATGGGACTCGACACTCCAGTTTTAAATATTGCATAAGTTGCTTTCATATCAATATTCTACACTATTTCTTAGTAAATGTACAACACCTTTTTCACTTTTTTCGAGGAAAAGGTATAATATTGTCTGGTTTTGATTCAATCTTTTCAGATATTCCATGTTGGACTAATAGAGATACAAGTGTCGAGTTTTCTGATGCTAGTTCGGACAGTCTCATGGCAACTCCAAGTAGCAGTGTGTTTAGGACACCATCTTCGGTCTTAAGGTTTTCACCTAGGGCCAAACAGGCTTGAATTAATTTTTGTGTGTCATCTTTCATTTTTTATAAAGGTGTCTTCAGCAATGCTCCAGATTAATGCTCCAAACCATCCTATGAGTGTAAAGCCAGCAACCACATTGACAAATAAAACTACCCATCGATATTTACGGTTTTTGACAAAGGCGATAACGGTAGGCAAGAAAAATATTACCAATGCAATAAGAATTGCAACGGATGGTATGGTTAAATCGGATGTCATTGTATGTGTTCTTTAATTTCGTCAATGTCTAGTATTGTTGACACACACCCATTGTTTTCAGCTACAGATGACATGTGAAAATGTCCACAATAATGTTTCTTTGGTGTGCAAAGTTGCAACAACGTTGAATGATCATGACGCTCCTGGACACATTCATCCCACAGCAGCTTGTCAATATTGCACCAACCAGAAATTCCACCTTTATCTGTAGGGCCGTTCCATAGCGGTGCACTGTGAGTGATTAATACATCACAGTGTGCCACAAGTTCGGGGTGCAACACAAAACCTTCATCATGCCAATATGATCTGTCAGGAATACGATTTATTCTATCAACACTAATTGCACCACCAACAAACAAAAAGTCCTCTCCATTGATATTTCTGAGCGTGTAGTCTGGCAACAATTCTAAATTGCTGAGAACAATCCGATCTGGTCCAGTAAAATATTTTGGATCATCATGATTGCCTCGTATGCTGAAAAACATAATGTTGTGTTCGGCAAAAAAAGCATTAAGCATTTTCCAAATTGACTTTTCCGTTTTTATCCCATGAAAACCAACACCCAAGTCACCAACACAAATTAGATAGCAGTCGCGTATGTTGTAGTGCAAAATGCTCAGTTTGATGGCACCAAATGTGCCATGCAAATCTCCTACAATGTAAACAGGTTTATTCATGTTATTATTTAGTCTATTCCTTTTCCATCACGAAACCCAATGACATATGGAAATCGTGGAATTCCATCAGGTGTTAAGTTGAAATATTTGCATGTAGCATATTTTCCAACATATGACGGTGCGTCTATGAGCAATGTCTTTAGAAACGTGTGGTTACCTTTGATGTTTGAGCGAAAACGTACACCGTCTTCTCGTTCTAATATTGCATAACCCGCCATTCCACTCTTGTTGCCGTTGCCTTCGCAAATTTCCACAATAAGATATTCATCATCTTGAAATTCCTTGCGCTTTAGGAGTGTGTTGCTACGTTTGAACTCGTAAGGATCATTGGTGCGGACCATTTGACCTTCATAACCATCTTCAAGAAGAGTGCCATACTGTTCATCAAGAGTTTGTTCGTCATTTGCGACATATGTTGCAACAGGAACAACTGGAGTCTTTGGAGTAAAATTATATTCAGCACAAATGCTGCCAATCTTCATGTTGCGATCAAGAAACTTCATCTTGCTGTCCGCAATGTCATACCAATGATATTCAATAATCGCAGCGCTTTCCTGCAGATCGGCTGCAGTAGGTTTGGTCTTTTTGATAAGACTGCTGATCTTGTTAAAGTCATCATGCAGTCCGTGGCAATACAATTCGCCGTCAAGAATCAAATCTGGGTATTTCGCGAATACTGGTTTTAGCGCTTGCAAAATATGTGGAATGGTAACCCATGGCTTGCCGTTGCGGCTCTTTGCACCATGACGTGTAATAATTGCGCGCATGCCGTCCAGCTTGGGTTGACAAAATACTGGAAACGCAACTTTGCTCCTACGATCTTCCCATTTTTTGGCAAGCATAGGCTCGATGTATGTAAAGGTATCAATTTTTGATTGATCCTGGAAACATCCACTGTCCACTTTCTTTTTCCAAAGTGCTTGAGCCTCAAAGAGTGCTTGTGCAGTCTCGTCTCGTTCGTTACTACGGCCTACATTTGTAGAGACAGTAGTTGACCATTCGGTGGTTACAATTTTTCCACCAACTTGTCCGTGATGAGTTCTGTAACAACCTTCGTTGCATTCAACAGTCCATTCTTGGACTGCACCCGTGGATGTTCGGCTGTATAGTGTAGGTAATTTCATATGTGCTTACAGGCTTATTATAGCAAGAAACTCATGGAATGTACAACACTTTTTTCATAAATGTGTCGAATTGTTAGCTTTCTTGGTATTTTTGTTGTAAAAACCCAATAACCTGCTCATAAAATGCATTCTCCGTCTCAGGATCGAGTGTTCCGTAATAGTCACGAACGTGTAAATATCGAGTCTGATCAATTCCAATATATGACATTTTTGTATCGTTGTATCGTGGAGGCAAGTTATCAACAATCACATTATTAGGATTAGCCAATGTGGGGTGAGGAGTTACAATTCCATGTTGAAGCGCATCTCGCAAATTTTCTCGTGTAAAGATTGATTCATTTTTAAAACCCCAACCAGCACGACTATTTACTTGTTCAGCATATTCTCGAGTTGATGTCGTTAAAATATAGACATTATCAAATCCTACAAGCGCACGGGCCGCGTCTATAACTTTACTTGCACATGGGCGAATATATGTGTACAAATCAGGACTGTTAGAAAATACTAGCGTAATCTCATCAGTTCTAAAGTCCTCATTAAATTTATACGAATATGTATAGATCAATGTTTCGTCAATATCTAAAAATATATTTTTAATCATTTTTTTATTTTGTGTACCACAGATCATATTTTTCTCTGTATGTTTGTATCTCTTCGGAAATGCATCTAAGTGTCTCTGCATAGTCACTCATCTCAGGCATTGTGAAATTGTTACGTTTGTCAGCAAGACCATCAATGGTATCTATCAACCTTTCAACTGGCGAAGGTTTATTTTTTCTACGTTCACGTTGTTCATTTTGAATTTTTGTTCTATTGTCCTCTGCTGTTTGTCGTGCAACCACGGTTTCCTCGAGAGTAAGTTTCTTTGCTTCGGTATATCCAATGCGGTCTACGCCACCTGTTAACAATCCATCGACAAAGTGAGCACGATACTCATACCAACCACGAACAAAATCGTGATCAGAATCTAGTGCATATTCAGGATGAGTGTACGAATTGTAAAAAGTTATGTAGCCAGTGTAAATTAGTGGTTTATATGATATGTTTGTCGTTTTTAATACACGGCCAAAAAATGAATCGGCGTCATCAACCCATTCATTTTCATAGACAATCATTTCAAGTTGCCTATCTGCATTGAGATGAACATCCGACAAAATTTCAAGATCATCAATTAAATCTTTAGTTTGCCATGAATCAATTTTGACATCCAAGTTTGGCAATTCTAATGATGAGTCGAGTGTTAGTGTATTGTACAGTCCCATGGTTTTATTTTTTTGAGTCGTATGGCTTATTGATAACTTTAAATGTGTTGCCTTCACAGTGAATTACAACACCTTCATATCCGATAGAATCTTCTGAGTAGTGTCGAATGGTTTCAGGCGTCAAGTCTACACAATATTCTAGAATTGGTACATGAGGAAGTTCAAACTCGGCTGACAGCACCATTGATCCATGAGTGTCGCGAATGCTAATATACTTATGTTTGGCAATATCATAGACTGAAAACATCTCCCATGATCGTGTTTCTTTTGCATCAACATTGGCACAGTGACCATTGCGTCCTGACCCAAAGGCTTCACCTCTTAGGCACAAGGACACCTCATGAAGTTTACAATATTGACGCAATTTGTTTTCAATGTTGTATTTTTCAACGTGGACAGTCCAATCATTGACACATTCAGGTTTAAGTTCCATTGATCGAGATAGGATTCCAAAGGTATCTGTTTGGTGATTGTAATAAAAACTGCAGCTGCTGCCGTCGCGTTTGCGCGTTACAATACACACTTTGCCATATGGTAGACCATCGAGATGATAATGATTTTCTTCATCAGTCTTTGGAATGCCATGCGGTAAATACCCAAGTGCTGAAAGATCTTGAGGCATTGGCGGTTCATATTTTGTTATTCCAAGAACTTCAGAAATATCAAGTCCAAGTGTCATAGGGCCTGTGTAACCTACAGCAGCTGGAGTTTCAACAATACCAAAAGACCATTGTCCTCGCAACTTACACGCTTTTACACGTGAGCTTCTGGCACGATAAAATTGTGACCATGCTACATCAGGTAAGATGCCATCAGGCCACAGGAAAATGATGTGCTCGTCTGCAACGTGTTTGCCTTTTGGGACAATGACATTGCAGTTTCGTACTACAACAATTTCCAATGAATCTGCATTTGTATGCGGTAATACACTGTCAATTTTTTCGATTGAAGCTAATTGATTTTTCATAATAAATTTAGTTGGTTAAAACATAGACATCCATCCACATTGGAACGCGTTTTGTAATAGTTGATATTTTTGTGTTGTCAACATAGACATCAAACACATACCCCTGTCCATCTGCAGCTTTCTTTTTTGTTACAGATGGTCCTCGATCCTGTACAACAAAGGTGCCATCTCCAACAACTCCTGCGAGGCCTGGTATTGATACCTTTGTTCCATATTTAAAGTCAGGATGAGCTGCAATTGTAACTCCTTTAATTGCTTTTTTAGTTTTTTGCCAAGAAACTTTGGATCCCCATTTAGGATCAGGATTGTAGTATGTAATTCGAGCCTTATAGTGTTGTGCTTTTTGTTCTGTTTTTTCTACGGTTTGTTTTGTCGACTGGTCTATAATTGTTAGTTGATTTGTTGGTGTAACCGTTAACACCATACTTAGAATTATAGCTAGGACTTTCATGTATGTTTAATTATAACACTGATGCACTCATTTGTACATCTTATTTTATCTTAAAGTGGTAGGCCCGCTCGGATTCGAACCGAGGATCCTTCGATTATGAGTCGAACGCTTTCACCGCTAAGCTACGGGCCTGTTGTATTTATTGAGTAGTATTAGTCCCAAGTGCGGTGTTTTTCCGCAATGTGTTCTACTCCATAGTCTTCAATAATTTGCCAATCTACGTCATCTGGTATTTCAACAATTTTAAGTTCTGCATATTGTCCATTTGCGAGATGACCAAGCTCTTCAACAGTTGCAATTAGGCGTGCGTCATCTCGCGGAATGTCCCATGCTGAAATAGGACCATCATAATTTAAATGTTTAATTGCCTCTTCAGAAATATTAAATCCACCATAACAGGTATTAATTACAATTTTTTTCATAGTCTTATATATCAATCTAATTTTTTAATGTTTTCAGTCAACCTTGCATGAAAGCATTCTTCACCATCATCACCTGAAACAAGCCAATCAATTCGTTGTGCATACACTTCGGCCAATTTTAAAGTGGCAATTCCTTTTTTAAATTCTTCAATTGTTTGAGGTGAATAGACACTTCTTTCATATCCATATTCATCTTGTCCAGGTACATTGTTGTCAATCAATTCTTGAATTAAGGTTACAATATCATGTATCCTATACTGTTGGTAATCAAAATATCCTCCACTCATTTTTTTAATAGTTGTTTTAATAGTTGTTTCAGTTCAAAATTTTCTTGTGCTAGTCGTGCATTATCAATTTTGTCTTTATGTTCTGCTAAATTTTTCATATATTTTTAAGGGTAGTTGCTTTCGTGTTCTGCTGCGTTGTATTCTAAGTTTTTTGAAATGCTTGGCGGAGCTATTACATTGAGAATAGAGCGAACAATTCTAATTTGTTCAGCGGTTAATTCACCGCATTGCAATCGCATTTGTGCGCTGCTCATGTTGCGCCAATCTTCCAAACGCGTCAGAATATTTGTCGCGCAATCAATTGCATCTCCAATCACCGTCGGATCTGGTTGTTTAATCATGTCGTCACCTCGGCGCCATGCGTTAAATTCATTTAATGTTTGTATGTTGTTCATTGATTTGAGTTTGATTTTTTCCTTGATTACACATCGCTTCATGAAACTGTTCTGTCGCGTATTTAAGATTTGGAGAAATATTTAGCGTTTCATTCCATTCATGCATTTGAAGTTCCATTAAATAGGCCATGCCTGGATCTTCAATTGTCATACGGCGTAGGCTGTGAACTGCTCGCCGATAGATCCACCAATCATATTTGCGTTGTAGTTGTTTGTAGAAAAAGGCACAAAGTTTCATGGTTTTAATAGTTGTTTTAATAGTTGTTTCAGTTCAAAATTTTCTTGTGCTAGTGCGGCATTTGCATCTCTCAAGTTTTTAAGATCGGCAGGCAAACAAACCATGTCTTTGTGTTCTACAAGACGGTCGGCATAATCGCTCATCCACTTATAGTCTTCAAAGAGTACATATTCTCCAGTTGGATGCTTTTCCATACCGCTGTCATATGGGTTGGTCAAATTATATCTCTTAACATTCATATTTTCTTATTATTGGTGCAATTTTCTGTATAAAATGAATTGTCAGGATTGCAAGATTCGCAACAAGCAAATCCCGCATCTTGAATGTATCGTAAGTTATTGCAGTTTGAGCAGACTTTTTCATTTAGGTCTTCTTTTTGCTGGAGCAATATGTCATTTTTATAGTCGTCATACATAGTGTTTAATCGGTTTCCTTTGGCGCAATCAACGCCCAATTTGTTGCCATAAAGTCACGCAATACATCCAGAGACGTTGCGGTTGTCAAATATTCGGAATTGGTCTTGGATATGAGTTCTCGTTGCATCGCGATTGCACCTTCAACTGAAACACTGTTGCGCACATTCACTGTAATGTCTGCACCAGTTTCATCAACTCCCCACCGAGGCTCGTGCCAAACAACAGAACATTGATCAGGGTGCTGTATTACAACAGCTAAATTCATTATGTCCATAAGTAGTCCGCTAATCCTATAATTTCTTTCATATACATTTGATCTTGTTTTTCAATTTTATCATTCATTTTACGAAAGTTTTTATAAAATTTAGATCTGTATACACTAGAATTGGTGTACAATAGATCAACTGAATCAACCAGCAATTTTTCGGCATCTGCTTTCATTGATTTGCGGCCATTTGTATGCCACAAATAAATTTCCGTAATCTTATCTTCAATTTTTTGTCTTTCATCAACATATTGTTGTGTTACATATCCAGCCTTAAGATCTTCATCCCAACAAATACTTCGACTTTCAACGCCTTCAACTTCTACCCAATGAACGACACACCCAAACAATGTTTGAAAAATAATTTCATCTTTGTCCATCCATGTGCGGCGGAATTGTTTTGTCAGCCACCGTTGCTGGGGATTGAAAACATAGTACAATGGTGACAATGCGTCTTTTATTTTTTGGATCATAGGTTTTTAAATTGAGGCTTTTAGTTTTTGAATAATGTTAAAAATTACAATATCTGCATCAGATGCTGGTCGTACCTTTTCTACATATTGAAAAGAATGCGATGTGTTTGCATCTACTGTTTTGACGACCTGGTCAAATTCAATTCTCCAATCACATTTCCATCCATAAACATCGCGAATTCGTTGAAGTGCAATGTTATTTGCTTCTTGTGCTGAAAGTTCAACCGTAACCGGCGCAGGCGTGTATGTTGCTTTGTAAGTTTTGGACATTTATTTAAACATTTTTTCGGATTCTTCAAGTGCGCGTTCCGTTTCGGCGCAATAAACCACTTCCCAATTCTTGGAAGCTTTAATCATTCTCTCGAGCTTTTCTTCTTCAGTCAACTCTTTCTTAGAAGGCTTAGATTTTTTTGCGGCTTTTTTTGCCGCTTTAGCCAATGGGACTGGTTCTACATTGTCTTTATTTTTGAGACGTTGCAAATCATATTTACCATAGCCAACGCGAAGATCATCAGTCATAAAGGTTTCTTTAATGACACGATATTTCATTCCGTTCTCGCGACCAGTTTCAAAAATTACGATTGTTCCAAATACAACGCCGCCGGCTGAATATTTACCATCGCCGCTGGCGAACAGTGCGTCCAATGTTTTTTGTGCTTGTGTGTCTAGTTTCATGTGTGGTGTGACGTTTAGGATTTAGCGACGTTTTTCTTTTTAGCGCGTTTGGCTGCCTTGAGACGCTTGGCGTCTTGCTTCATTTCTTTTAACATTTTACGAAGTTGCGGAAGAAGATGTTCAGGATTGACATCATCAAATGGCCGGATGCGACCTTTAGGATGAGGCTTGCCAAAATTTTCAATGCGCGATTCATGAAAGGCGATTGAATTTTCCATGGATTTAATGTCTTCTTCGAGAAATTGGAGTTTGGTCATATTGTTGCTTACATGCTTATTATAGCAAGAAACCCGCCATTTGTACAATACTTTTTACATAAAAATGAAAAAAGTTTCCGGACGTATACCGGTCATAGAAAAATTTTAAAAATTTCTTTCAATTATACTCGCATTTTTAGGATTTTTGCGGTGCTCGGCAAAATGTTGTACACCAAATCCATCAAGATACATAAGTGCAAGTCGAATCCATTCTCCATGTGAGACAATCACAATGTCTCCTTCACATCGTGTTTGTCGCAAATGCGTGAAAAACGTAACCACTCTGTGATATGCATCTGCATAGCTTTCACCGTGATCAGGTCGATAGTAAAAATTAAAATGAGCTTCTTTTTTAAGGTGACGATTGTCGACAATATCACGTAAGCTTCCCCAATCACGTTCGCGCAATAGTGGGTTTTCATGAAACTTTACAGTCTTTCCAGCAACAATAAATTTTTCTCCAATATAGTTTGCAGTTTGTATTGCTCGGACGTATGAGCTGACATGTAAGTCAATTGTATTTTCGTTTGTTAAACTTAACAGTGTCGCTGCACATTCCTGCGCTTGCGCGTGGCCATTCTCGGTAATGCAAATTTCACTGTCGTGTTTTTCATAATACACGCTTTTATTAACGTTACCTTCGCTTTCCGCGTGGCGTATAAGAAATAATTTACTCATGATCTTCCTTTTTGTTTTTAAATAATTCTCGCATTTGATCGTCATGATCTGATACCTGAGAAAGAATTCGCAGTATCCACAATATTGATGCAACAACTACTGTCACAGCAATTCCCAAACATACAATTGTTGATGTGTCCATAATATTAAAATGATTTTGTCATAGAAGGATCCCATTCAGTTTCACGAAATTTGTAGTATGTGCGTTCCATTTTTTTTATATTTGTATTATATGCAAAAATCCAACCGTTCTTTTGTCTAGTCATGCTCCATGCAGCGCCTAAGCCAAACCGACCTCGTTTCAAAAAGACGCCAAGTGCTTCAATTGCATTGCGACCACGCACAATTACTTCTTTTCCGCCCTTATCTAGGATTGTGTACTCCTTATCACCTTTCATAACCATTTTGCTTGTACTCATATTTTTTATTGTGCTTCAATGTTTTCAATGTTAATTCCAAGACGTTCTGCTGTCTGTTTAAAGACTCGCAGATCGTGTTCGCGAGTTTCTTTTTCTCTTCGAACTTCTTTTACTGCTCGTGCAATCGCCTCATCATCGGTTTCAGAGCGAGAGCCATTGATCATCAAGACGGTATCGCCATCATAATCCGTGTCAGTATCAAACGCAACGTCAGTATAGCCTTCTGCTTCATATTCAGCAGCACGCTGCAGCATCGCAGCTGCGGCTTCACGAAGAGTAAGACCGTCTAATTCATACAGACAATTGCTGTCCAATGTTTTTTTAACTTTTTGTTTTTTCATATTAGTCTTTAATTCGTAATTGTTCCACTTTGATTCCCATCTTATCAGCGATTTGTTGCAATGTCAGCTCCACATGTTTTGGGCGTTTGTCAATGACTGTTCCAGCGGAATTTTCGTAATAAATTTCTTTGCCATGCGCATCATATTCTCTTTTACTCCAAAAACCAGTGGAGTTTTCGTAATGGATTTCATTGCCATGCGCATCGTATTCACTTTTCCACCAATAGCCATTGGAGGTTTCGTAATAGATTACGTTACCATTTTTATCTTTAATTACAAATGGAAAGTCTTTGATCTTTAATTGTTGTGCGATTGTTGTTTTCATATTAGTCTTTAATGCGCAGCTGTTCCACTTTGATTCCCATCTTATCTGCGATTTGTTGCAATGTTACTTCCACCACTTTTGGTCGTTTGTCAATGACTGTTCCAGCGGAATTTTCGAAACCGATTTCATTGCCATGCGCATCATATTCTCTTTTACTCCAAAAACCAGTGGAGTATTCGTGATAGATTTCATTGCCATCCTTATCATTGATGACGAATGGAAAGTCTTTGATTTTTAATTGTTGTGCGATTGTTGTTTTCATATTAGTCTTTGATTCTTAATTGTTCCACTTTGATTCCCATCTTATCAGCGATTTGTTGCAATGTCAGCTCCACATGTTTTGGGCGTTTGTCAATGACTGTTCCAGCGGAGTCTTCGTGACAGATTAGATTGCCATGCGCATCATATTCTCTTTTGATCCAAAGACCATCAGAGTATTCAAAACGGATTTCATTGCCATGCGCATCGTATTCACTTTTCCACCAATAGCCATTGGAGGTTTCGTAATAGATTTCACGGCCATGCGCATCATATTCTCTTTTGATCCAATAATCATTTGAGTCTTCGTAATAGATTCTTTTGCCATCCTTATCATTGATGACGAATGGAAATGTGGTTACGTTTAGTTGTTGTGCGATTGTTTTCATAATGTTAGATTTAAGTGTTTTAATTACCAGAGTATTTTTATTTAATTTCCCAAGCTGTGGTTTTGAATTCTTTCACAATGACATATTGTTTTGTTTCAAACAGTTCCAGCGGAAGGTAATTTGTTTTTTCTTCTATACCGTCCAAAATGTAACCTTCAATCTCGTGGCACTTGTAACCGTCAAGCATATAAAATCCTTTTTCATCTTTTCGGACGGGAAGCGTAGTGCCAGCAGCATATTCCTGTTTTGTGTAGGTATATTGAACGGTAATGTCTTCTTTCAAAGTGTGTTGAAAAAAGGTATCGCCTTGCGTGGTCTTTATTTGCGTTTCGACATGTTCAGCAACGATGTCCCGGTGGTAACCCCGCGGAGCGGAGGTTGGTGTGTTTGTAATCATGGCGTGGTGTTTCCTTAGTATTAGATTTAAATATTAGGCAACTGCCCAGGTTCCACGGACGAATTGCAATTCACCTGCGATGCAAAGAGTGGCTTCATGTGCATCCACTTCGGCACGCCATGCGTCCTCAATCTTTTGCTGAGCCGCATATTTCTCCTCCATTTCGGCATGCCATGCGGCTGTATCATGAAGACTTGCAATAGTCGCCTCAAGATCCGCGACTGACATTTCCTTGAAGTTTACCCAGCGAGGGCGAATCCCATGTACACTTTTGTACAAATCCCAAATCGTCGATTCCAGCTCGTTGCGTTGAAAGTCTTCAACCGTAAAAACACCAATTTCATTCCAATAAGACATGTCCTCAGTGTAGGTGCACGCACCGCGGTTTGTAGGATCTTCCGCAACCCAAGCGAGAGTTGCGGCATTGAGACTGGCGATGTGAGATGATAGAGTGGTGTTAGTCATATGGTGTGGTTGGCTTACATGTTTATTATAAGCTATTTCTCAGCAAAAGTACAACACTTTTTTCATAAAAGGTGAAAAAAGTTGCCTGGCATATACCTGGTATAGAAAATTATTTGAAAAATTTAGCATTTACCCATATAGATGCGTCACATTCTGGGCATTTTATGACATATGCGTCTCCATCTCGTGAGTCAAGTACGTATTGCGCCTCTGATGTCTCAAATACAAACATACACCCGCAGCTACAAGCCTCGGTGCGTGTCCTTGGTTTGCCGTTTTTCCCTGATACTAGTATTTTCATAAACCTTTGATTGAATATTCGATTGCGCGTGATGCTTCTGTTGCCATGTCTCTTTTACTGTACCACGATCCAGTTTCAAGATCAATCTCTTTACACAGTGTAACAATCTCACTTGCCGAGATTGGATAGCCACGCCGCATTGCATTACTGGCAATGCTAACCATAATTTGGTACATTTTAAGATACCATCCACTGTTTTGAATTGCTTTGTATTCGACAACCATATTTTGATTGATGAATGGGCAGTCACGATATGAGTTCCAACTGTATGTAGTGTTGTTGAGATTTTTAAGTCGATGTTCCTGTATCTTTTTTTTCATCTCATCCGGCAATTTGTCAAACAACTTAAGATTTGTAGATTTTTCTGCATACTCATATTGCGACATAAGCTCATCTGCATCTAATAGAGGTGCGTCTTTATGAGACCATATAAAATGATTTGACTGTGGATATTGCGCTGGAACATAGTACATACGGGAAAGATCCTTTGTTTGTGGATCTCCAAGTGAATTGTATTTTTTGTTTAGTGCATACCAAAAATGTCTTATCTTATCTGCCGGCACTTCGGAAGACAGTGGAAAAATTATTCTAAATTTAGGTTTTTCAACCGTACTACTTGCAGAGGAATAACACACATGACGAACATCTTTAAATGCCTCTACAGCAGAGGAGAATGAACCTTCATAGTCATCTACATCAAGTGCAGCCCAACCACCCCATGACAGCACATTGACATTTTTTCGAGTTTCTCCGTTTTTAAATATTGCTGGAGAGATTAGAGGAGAGCCCTTTTTAAATTCACCCTTTTTTGGTTTATATCCAGGTTGTGCACTTAAATTGTAGAGCAGCTCTTCTAGTCCATCAAATGATTCAAACGTCATTCTTCGATGTGTTTTATTATCAAAGATGCTATTAAAAATTGTGAGACTGTATTTCATGCGTAAGACTATTATAACACAAACTTACTCAGATGTAAAACACTTTTTTAGCAGTCCGTGATTGCCAGCATGAGATGGTGCAACCCAATCATATCCGTGTGTTTCCATTGTTGGTTTAATAAGGTCCGGAAGTCCAAGTGGGTTTGGCCGACCTTCTTTGATGCCAACCTCTTTATTCATATTTGCATCATAGACAGTTTTCCATGCAGAGTAGGCATTTACTCCAAATGCGTCAAGTGTACCAATTGCTACAACGCACAAGTCAATAAGTCCATCAACAACCTCTTCGGCGTCAAATGCACTTACAGCCGCTTGAGTTTCATTGAGTTCCTCTTCAAGAAAACTCAATCTAAACTGCAAAAACTGTCTTAGCTTTTCAGCATCAAATGTTTTAATCACATCGTGCACACCATATTTTGTATGCATATCATATATGTCTTTTACCCAATTTGTATTCATATCTTATATATTTTGTTTCAACTAAAGAAATCTTCAAGTGTTGCAACCGGTATTGCTTTCCAATGAACTGCGTTCAGGACAAGTTGAAGCGGCTCTAAAAATGTTTTTTCAAAAAGGTGATCACGATCAACCCACTGATGTAGGTTAAACTCTGGTGGAAGAACATCCAAAAAGCCAATTACGTTTTCACGAGTGGGGTTATTTTTACGCAAGAACGTGTATTTGATTTTATCGCCACCTTTGATAAGGTGATATTTTTGCGTAAGACCTTGTTGTTTAAGCAAATGATTGTACATAATTGCTGCACGACTATTCATAGGAGTGCCCTTCTTGTATGGTACTTTATTGTCACCAGCACCCACTCGTTGTGACCATTTTGCAATATCTGTGACACCTCGAGGAAACGCCATTTTTTCTACATCATAGGCATCAAACACGTCTCTGAATTTGGCGACTTCGGCTTGAATGTCACGCTCACGCTCAGTAACAAGAATTTTAAATATTTTCTTAAACTCATCGCGACAAATCTTTGGAGTACTACTCTTGATAGCTTCGATGCCTTTCATCACAATTTTAGGCTCTGCATAGCGTACGCCTTCACTCGAGAGCACATTTAAGATGTATCGTTTTTTGGCGGTAAAGATTGCTACACTGCTAATCTTTTCTACCTTCATAACCATTGTGTTTTTATAGACACCAGTTTTTTGTGCAAGAGACTCATATGCAGATTTAATAACCGGCTCGAGTGCTTCTTTACCAAACTTGATTAAAAACTCATGAGGATCTTTAGGCTTGCATGTGTCAATAACGTCACATAAGTTAATGTAAATAGAGTCTGTGTCAGATGCAGTAATACGATCTTTAGGAGTCTTGTCTTTAAGAGCCTTCGACAGATACTCGTTTACCGCCTTTTCTGCAGTGTGAATAGCCAACTGACCTGATAGTGTAATGCCTTCAGCAATATCAATGTTAAAGTATCGGAAATATTTATTTGCCGCAGCACCATACAAACTGTTTAGTAGAATCTTTAAACACATTTGTTTGTTACTTGATCGGTCAATTTCAATTTGTAGTTCTTTGTATCGGCGTGAACCTTTATCGAGGAGCTCAGCTTCTGACTCAAAGTCAAGCATTTTGCGTTTTACTGCAACACGTTGGTTATATAGTTCTTCAATAATCTCTGGAAGAATGCCTTGCTTATCACATTTAAATGCTGCACCATTTGCAGCAACTGCGACATTTTCTGATGGCGACCACTGCTGATCTGAGTTTAGGATTTTATCTACACCATTCGATTGCAATGCCGCAACCTTTGAGTGTGGAAGTATTGTCTCTGGACTCATGTTGTATTGTACAATAAGGTTTGGATAGAGACTGTTAAGGTCAAAGCTCATAACCCATTCATGACGACCGACTTGTGGCTCTTTAACAAATCCACCAGCATAGTCTGTTTTAAACGAGTGAGTGTTTGGTGGAATTGCAATTTTTCGACTTGCAAGTTTGCGGAAAATAATGCTGTCCCAAATTGCAACTGTGCCAAGCGTGTCACCATAGTTTACACCACCAAAATATGAAAGTGTAAAGACAAGATTGATCAGCCCTAGTTTTGCCTCAAGTCGTTCAATAAGTTCAATGTCAACAATGTTGTAGTCAATAAACGTTTGATAGTCGCGTTCGTAAAGTTCAGTAAGTGTGCCATATTCACTATAGTCAAGTTTATTTTGACCAAGCACAACTTCAGCAATAAAGTCTAGACGATATGACTCTTGTGCACCATACGTGTTTGCTGCAAACTTTTTAAAGAGATCAAGATAGTCAAGTTGCTGAATGCCATAGAGGTTATAGAGAAAGTTTTCTTTGCCTTTAATCACAACCGATTTTTGTTCTACATAATTCCATGGAGACATCTTTTTAGCTGCATCAGTTCCAAGTACACGTGAGAGTCGATTTACAAGATATGGAATATCGAATAGGCGAATGTTCCAACCTGTAACTACATCGGGAGTGTTGAGTGTATCAAACCACCAAGAAATAAAGTCATGTAGCAATTCTGCTTCAGTTTCAAATCTACGAAACTCTTTTTTAAGATGTGGTACCTTTGATTGTGAAGAGTTATACTCCTTTAGCCCCCAGATTATGTAATAGTCGAGGCGACTACTCTTAAGACCAATTGCAGTAATTTCTTGGTCCGCTACAGACGGTTCAGGGAAACCATTGTCTGATCGGCACTCAATGTCAAGAGAGACAACATCAATTTTCTTTGAGTTGTAAGAAATTTCGTTTGGAAACTCTGCTTGAATAAACGCCGGAATATGACGATCATTTCCATAGACTTTAAAGCCATCAACATCTTCATAGCTCTTGACAAATGCACGGCAATCTGACATACTGTCAAATCGCAATGGCTCAAGTGGAAGGCCATCAAGAGACTTCCATTTTGCGTTTTTATCCTTGCTCTCTAGATACATGACCGGTCTAAACTTATAGGTGTTATAGACTTTTTGTCCATCTGCGTCATACCCGCGGTAGAGCAAGGTATTCATTTTTCTGTCAATGCAAGTATAGAATCCTTCAATCATGTTAGCATATTATAACACAAACTGGTAAAGATGTACACAAATCTTTACCAGTTTGATTTAGTTTTTTAAATTGCGGGTATTATTTTATCGCAATTGTGCGAGGTTTTTTCTCTTCAGGAATTATTCTATCGAGTGAAATACTCAAGATTCCATTTTGTAGAGAAGCCTCACTTACATGGACATACTCTGCCAATGTAAAGCGTCGTGTGAATTTGCGAGCACTAATTCCCTTATGAGAATATTCTCGTTCATCCTTTTCAGCTTTTTCGCCGGTAATTACCAACGAATGCTCTACTGTTTCAATGTTTAGCTCTGACTGACAGAACCCGGCAACAGCAAGCTCAATAACATATGAGTCATCTGTTAGTTTTACCACGTTATGTGGTGGATAAACATTACTGTTTTCTTTATGACGCAGATCAAACTCATTAAAGAGTTGATCAAACCCAATGCCAAACGGCGTGTATGTATTTATTTTCATTTTCGTTTCTCCTATTAAGCGAGTTTTATTTGTATACAACAGACCCAATTCTGGCATCTGTTGGTGCAACCACCATGGCTACACAAATTTATTTATATTCGGGCAGCACATATTCTTTGAAAGAAAGTAATTTTCTACTAGAAATAATTTCAAAGAATGTTTTGGCCTCTTCAGAGTTTAATTTTTTATAGTCAAACTCTACAGCGGAATATATAGGACGATAATGAAGTGTACGCTCTTTTGCAACAAGTAAGAGTTGGCCTGTTGTAACCATCTCAGCTTTTTTAATGTCTCCAGTACGAATTGGATTCATAAACTTATCCTTGTTTGGTTTTTGAGACATAGCCTCAAGAAATTCATGTGGGTCATTAATTACATTATCGCGAAGATAGTTGTTTACAATTTCCCAACGCGTCTCTGAACTTTTGCGTGCAGCTTGAAGATGCGGATCAGATGCCTTTGCGCTATATCCAAGCATCTTTAAGTCAATGCCATGATTTGTACGAACACAGTGATCTTCGTCTTGTGTTATTTCTTTAAGGTTGTAGATGTACTTACGTGGGTTTTCAACTGTAGCATCATCCTTTTTAACAGTAAATCCACCTTCAAGAAGGTAACACTTTTCAGGATTAAAGATAAATGTTGCCCCAGCAAGTTCTTTTTCAATAAGATATTGCGCAGCCTCTTTTGGAGTTTTGCGACGAAGTGCATTACGAATTGCGAGCCCGTCTGGACTTACAATTGCTTTCTTTTTCTTGTCTTTTGACATCACCTTTTCGCCTTCTTTCTCATCGCTCTTTACACTAAAAGATGCAGAGATAATTGACAGGCCATATTCATTAACACCTTCAGTCCAGCGTGTTGTTTGATCATCAATAAAGAGGCGTTGTATGCCATCACGGTTTGAGTTTACTACCTTAATTGAGGTAGAATAATTGCGATCTCGGTTTTTTGCACCGACCCAACCATATTTTTTGATGTACTTGACTGCGACTACACACATATAATATATTTATATAGATTCATTTCTCAAAATGAGAAATATTGCGGAGTTTATTGTTTTACTAGTTTACGTAAACCATTTATGAGTGCAACTACAAACTTTACGTGTGTAGGCCCAGGCCATGGGAAGGTTAAACCAATCATACCAGTTGCAAAGAGTAACAGCATTCGTGTGCCATCAGCTCCACCAAATAGAGTTGCAAGGGAATATTTACCACCTATTGCAGCTAAAATATCAGCAAAATCAAAGTCATAATTAAAGTCTCCAGTAAATGACATATTCATCCAAATATAGAGTAGCATACCAGCTACAGCAACTCCTCCAATACGGCCAACTACAGGATGTGATTGTAGAAATTTATCCAGACCAGCAAGTGCTTCAGTTGTCCACTTTCCTACTTTTGTTTTTGAAATATATTCAGCAATTGCTCTTTGAATCTTTGTGTATGCATCCAAACCGGTTTTTACAAACTTCCATAAGTTTGCCAAATTAAAACGTATAGCATTGAAAAACTTAAATACTCGGCTGTCTTTAAAGAGTGTGACTATATCCTCAAGCTTCATCTGTGCATAACTTGCAATAGACTTTATAAAGTCAAGTTTAGACTTTACTCCAGACGTGAGTCTATCCAAGATTCCTTCATTTAGAGCATATCCAGACTCAATAATTTGGAGTGCTGAATAATAATCAGCCTCTTCTTGCAGGGAATCTTGATTGTATTCTATATAGGATTTCATGCTTTTTTATTTACATTTCCAATGCTATATTTTGACTGTAAATTCCAATTCGGTTTATCACTATGAGAAATAATTTTTATTTGTTTTAGTGAAGACGTGCCGTTTATAGCTGCTCGATTTGCAAGTGAAAGTAAATTCCAATCTGAAAGTAGGGTTGCAATTGTGTTACGTCTGCACTGATCTTCATATGTAAATGTAGATGGTTTTCCATCTAACATAAAGAGTTCTTTAAAATGAACTATAAAGTAACGCCCTTGTTTATGAAGAATATGACAACTTTGGAAAAGAGTATTGCCATCGCGTTTTGAACACACACCAATGCGAGAAAGTGTCTCTTTAACCTTTAAAAAATCATCGGGGTCGGCAAGATACACCTCAAGCATTTGAGATGGTGTCCAATCGACAATGTCATTGTCCAAATATAAGTTGCTCATAATATTGATATACTATGTATTTATAATATACCAACATTACGCGTCTATCGCCGGCGACTCTTCTTTGTCTGTTTGTTGCGTTTTCTACGCTTCTCAACGCGATTTGGAGACAAGTTTTTCTTTGTAGATTGTGTTCTCCATCCACGAGCCAACATTCGCATCAAAACTTTTCGTGGATCAATTGTAATTTTCATTGGATCAATTACACTAGATTCAACTACTTCAGCCTCAATTATGTTATTTTCCTCCTGTGTCATATTTTTTCTTTAATGTTTGTAATTGTTGTTGAGAAAACAGATGCAACACATTTCGTGCTGCCTCTGAACTGTATTGATACTCCTTCATAATATACGAGATGTGTTCTCCATCATCTTGTCGTTTACCCCATTTACTAAAGCGTTTACGAGGTCGAATCGCCAATTTTAAAAAGTCATATTGCATTTTAGCAGGTAGACTGCAATGTATATTCATTTCATTTGCAAACAAGACAGTGTCTTGAAAATATGACAATCCACGATTAACGATAAATGGGACATATTGTTTATCAGCACGACCTTGATCTGGAAGTGATTCACTCGTATCAGCAGTGCAGTCTTCCATTAAATTTTCACCAACGGCTCCACTGTTAATGGAGTTGATAAAATCAAATGGCGATAATTTTTTTACTTTTTCGTCCATTCGACATTTCCCATAAGTTCAGTTAAACATGCAACCATATTAAGTTCTCTGTCACTTACAAATGCTGCTTTATAACTATAGTCTGCAAGAATAAGAACTGCAGAAGGAATAGATGCTGGCAATGCAATGTCATAGAGACTGTCATAGATTTTTCTAAATACAACACTGCTGTCAAGACTACTATTATTGACAACCCAATTTCGCATACTCTTAAAATCTTTTGACTTTAAATAGTTTGCAAGTTCTGCAATGTTTTCATCGCTCATGCCAACAAGAATTGCTGTTGGAATTTCTCCACTCGTGCTGTAACGTTGACATTCATTGATGACTCGTCTCCAGTCAGGAGCATAACGAATAATTAATTCAGCAATAGTTTTATCAGTGTATTTAATTCCTTCAGTTTTAAGAATAAAGGTCAGACGTTTCATAAAGTCTCCAGCAAGAGATGCCAAAGATTTTTTAGTCGTATTAAATTCAATTACTGAACATCGTGAATGCAATGGACTAATAATACGATTCTTGAAATTGCATGTAAGAATAAATCGGCAGTTGTTGCTAAACTCTTCAATAAAACCACGCAGCGCAGGTTGTGTACTTTGTGGATTAAGGTAGTCAGCCTCATCAAGAATGACTACCTTATAACCACCAGACAGCGATACTGTGCTTGCAAACTGCTTAATCTTATTTCGCAATACATCGATTCCACTCTCTTCAGAACCGTTGATTAGGATATAATCAAGTCCCAGCATATTGCATAACGCCTTTGCAACCGTAGTTTTTCCAAGTCCTGCTGTTCCTGAGAGCAACAAGTTTGGAAGTTGCCCACCCTGCACAAGCTCGTTAAAGGTAGACTTTAACTCACTTGGCAAGATGCATTCATCAATTGTGCGGGGGCGGTATTTTTCGCACCACAAATATTCGTCTGTCTTCATAGGTCAATCTTATACCAAAGTAATATGCTTGTACACATTTTTAATCTCAGCCGCTTCATTTTCGAATTGTGCTGCGTTTTTCTTATGGTATAGTCTTGACACTTTGCGAATCAATGGCTTTGGCAAATTAAAGGCATCAGCTGATGCATTAATAATTTCTTTAATTTGATCTCGGCAATCATCCATTTGTGCAAGTTGAATGCTAATTTCTTTTACTGCATCACGCAGTTCTTTTTGTGTTTTAGGGTCTGTCAAGTCAATCATAATATATTTGTGTGAGGTTTAGTTTGTGGCATCAACGCCTTGGACAAATTCAAATTGAATTTGTCCGTCATCATCTGCAGAGGTGTTTGTAGATTCTGCAGTAGACTCTTCAACCGGCTCTTCTTTTGGAATAAGAGCTACTAGTTTTTCGTGTAGATTACCAACAATGGTAAATTCATTTGCTTCAAATGCTCCACGACGAGAGGCGACATTGATGATGTTACTCATAAGAATAACATCGTTTAGCGTTAGTTTTAGTTGTGTATCTGTTGTTGTTGTTTCCATATTTTTTTAGTTATTTGAGGATGTTTTTTCGAGAGCAATATAGTATTGTACGTCTTGTGATGTGTTTTTCCAATGACTAATAAGCTTAGAAGAATAGGCAATATCAACGGTGTAGTCACCGGGAAGTACCTTAAGGTTTGCAATCATAAACTGCAGATCAAAAGTTTCGGTTTGTGCATTTGCTTCATCAATTACAAGTGAGAAACTATTTGCTGAAGAGTTTTTAGGATCTACAATATTAAGAGTTACAACACCATTTTCTCCAGAGATAGCGAGAATAGAGTGTCCAAGCACACCAGCTGCTTTGCGAACTTGTGACAGCATTTCACCACTAATTTTTACAGTCAAATCAGTTTGAGGCATTGTAATTTTACTCTTAGGAGAAGTTAAGATACTCTCATCTGCAAAACGATAGGATGCTTTGCTTCTTCCAGATTTAAAAAGGATGCTGCTTTCAGTGACATCAAGTTCAGGATCTTGCATAAGTGAAAACATGCTGATAAATTCGTTGAGGTCATAAATACCAAAATTGCTGTTAAACTGTTCAGAAATATTGGCAATTGCCATAATATTTTTTGCTTCAGAAATTGTGGCAAGCGGTTCTCCAGCCTTAATGACTAGATTTGAATTGATACCTGAAAAGTTCTTCAGAATGTCAAGTGTTTGTGAGGATAGTTTAATCATATTTGCTATTTTATATATCAGCTTTTGTGAGCTGATAGTGATTTTTATTTTAAAATTTAAGCATAAAAAGGCGGGTAGACTCTACATGAGTCTACCCGCCGATTTGAATTACGCATTAGCACGTGGAGTTCCAAGGCGATAACGGCGAACCTTATCACCAGTACGGGTCTTGCGATCATTAAGGTAGATTGCAAAACCTTCTGCACGAAGTTTGCTGATCACGCGCGAAGGATCAGCAATACCGCTCTGCTTTGCTTCAGCTGCAGAAAATTCATTTCCCTCTTGAAGGAAAGAATAAATTGCATCTGCCTGTGTCATGGCGTTAGCAAGGCGGGTCAGTCTCTGTGTTTGTTTCTTAGTCATATACGTTTATTTTTGTTTTTCTTTTTTTTGTTTTGGCCAGTTTTTATGTTTGATGTAGGACCACACATCAAAGGGTTTAGAATGGGACGTCGTTGTCAGTAGATGCTGCGGTCAATTGTGGAGAGTCTGAGTCTGTCACAACTGTACCATCTTCATTGACTTTAATTGAGTTTACATCGATTTTCGTGTAAAGATCAAGGAAAGCTTCGCGTGTCTCTTGTTCAAAGCGGGCAATACACATACTGATTGCGGTAAGGCGATCATTGAAGATACTGTATGCTTTGACAATGTGACATAGACGACGAGTAGAGATTAGTTCATCAACACCATCCGCATCATAGGTTTTGCGAATCACGTTGCTCCATGCAACAAGCTTATCAGTAAACTCTGGATCGTTAACACTCATAGACTCCATGTGTTTTGCCACAATGCTGTGTTCAATTTTAAATGGAGGATATGGCTGATCGATCGTGGCTACAAATCGCTCAATAAAGGCTTCATCAATAATGTTTGCCGCGCTATATCGGCCGTCTTCAGAGCCACGACCCTTTGTGTTTGCAGTGGCGATGACGTTAAATCCTGGGGCAGGGTGAACTACTTCACCAATTTTCTTGATCATTACAGGCTTACCTTCAAGAACACCTTGAAGACACATAATTTTGTTTGAGCCACGGTCAAGTTCGTCAATAAGAAGAATGCAACCGCGTTCCATTGCCTTGATGACTGGACCTTTGTGGAAAACGGTTTCGCCATTTACAAGCCGAAAACCGCCAATAAGATCATCTTCATCAGTTTCAGGAGAGATTTGAACTCGCACATATTCACGCTTTAGTTTAGCGCATGCTTGTTCAACCATAAAGGTCTTACCATTTCCAGACATTCCAGAAATATAGACCGGAAAGAAAGTGCGAGATTGAATAATTTGTTGGATGTTTTTATACTCTCCCCATTTTACAAACGTTTGATCGATGGTTGGAATAAAGACATCATCATTTGTAACTGAAGAGACAGTACATGCCAAATTAAATTTTTCGGGTTCCGGACTTTTCGTCATGACTTGGCTGGACTCCTGGGGTTTTCCAGAGATTGCAGATAGATCGAGTTTTCCACGACCAACTTTGCGAGCACGCTTAATTAGGTTTTCATCAATTTCTCTGAACTTAAGACCATGAGAACGACCAACTTCAAAAACCGTTTTTGACGAAAGAAGTTGCGTTGAACCTTTATGAGCCGTGAGGAGCTCGTTGAGGACGGTTTCTATTTTTACTTTGTCTAGCATATTAGTGTGTGTGTGGGGTGTGTTGTATTGCTTACAGAGTCATTATACACAAAAACTTAGGATTTGTACATAAGAAAGTGATAAAAAACTCACTTTTTTCACATTTTACGCGATGGTTTGTGTGAATTTGTTGAGAAACACTCTGGAGAGTCGCTTTTCAGAGGTGTATTTAGTAAATGCGCGTGCAATTTTGTTTTGTGAAGACGTTGCGGTGGAGTCTTCAAAGTCACCAATTTCAAATTCACTGTCATCATCAATGTTCAAATCGTTTTTGGATTCAAATACAAAGTATGAATCAAAATTAAATCCATTGTCAATAGAGACGCACTTGTCTTTTTTAGATGCGCGTTGAATGGTTTTAAACTTTGCACATGCATCGGTCCACGTAATGTCTTTGTGTTTACCACTATTTTGAATAGCAGCAATACAATGTTTAGAATAGTCAGACTTATAGTTTGCAATGAAAAATCCAATCGTAGTAACTCCAAGTGTAGTTTTGAGATTATTAATAACCTCAGCATACATATTGCGTGACATTCTACGTTTAAATTCTAAGGTCTTTCCTTCAATCGTGATTTTGATGTTATTGGCATTTTCGGCCTTGACTGGCTTTTCATATTTTTCGCCGACTGAGTTTTTAGAAAACTGGACTGGACGCTCTTCACCATCAGTCAAAAAGATGACATTCAATTTTTGAATTGGATATTCACGCTTGAATTTCTTTACAATTTCATGTGCAACAATAACAGTTTCAACAAGTGGTGTACCAGAAAATCTTTCATGCATTCCACCAAGTGGAAAACGTCCACTTGGCCATGATTGAGTACCGAGTTTGGCATATTGCGGGCATTGCGCTTTAAGTTCACGGCATGCCAAGTCAAAATTGTTTTTATTCAGTTTTGAGCTCAATACGTTAATAATTTTTACGTCATTAAAACACATGTTATAACCTGGAAGTTTACATTCTACTGCACGAACCGGATCAGTGCCATAAAACTCATCAGTAGTGGTAAATCCATAGACTTCAAATGGAATTGCAACAGCTTTACAAAAGTACACTAGTTGCAAGGTCTGATCAATAACTCGACCAATTGTACCTTGCATTGAACCAGAATAGTCGATGAAGAAAATCATACCATGTGATTTTGCATCAGCCAATGATGTAACACTCTTGAAAATTTGATCCTCATATTTGTATGAGTAGAGCCGATTGACATCAATTGATCCAGTTCTTGATTGTTTAGAACGTGAATATTGATATGCTGCTTTGCGTCTCTCAAACTCTTTAACAAGGGATGAAATACTCTTTTCAGTATGACTTTTGAATGTTTTCCACTCGGTCGTAAACACTTCAGAATTTAAAATTGCATTATAGTTAACTGGATTTGTCTCACGACGATCACGCATAACTTCTTCAATAGGAATTATAGTTGAGAGCAAGTCTTTCAAATATGGAGAATTTGCGACATGACTTATATTGTCATCGTCCTGCAATGCTTTGATGTTTTCATCAACAGACTTCATTGTGTGAGATTCAAGTTCTTTGGAGAGTGTTTCATTGTTGGCAATATCACCGCCATCATCTTTACTCTCAATAGCAGATTTTTTTTCAGTCTCTTCAAAGGACTGTTGTTCAGACTCAGTAGCAGATGCACCACCTGTCCAATCTTCACCGTTTAATGATGAGGTGTCGCTACTTGAATCGTCTTCAGAATCTGAGCTATTTTTCTTTTCAGAGCTTTGTGCATCATCTTCAGACTCTTGATCACCTTCAGACTCTTGATCTATAGAGTCATTGCCAGCAGATGGACTCTTCTCACCATTTGGATCTGATTTGCCCTTTTGTTTTTGCTGTGGTTGCGACTCATTTTTGATCATCTTGGCAATGTCCTTACAAATATCCAAAACATCTTCAAAAGTTACTGCAGCATAACACCTATTATAGATGTCACGTTCGGCAGTATTTAGTGGCACATCGACAAATTCACCAATTTTTGCATGAATATTAAGTCGATCTGCAAAACCAAATGTTGCAAGGTCGACACCGTTAATTTTAAAAAAGTCATTTTTCACAAAGTGACTATAACCTTCTTTGAAGGAGTACACAAGACCTGGATAATTAGATTTGATGAGACGTTCAATTCGAATGTCTTCCACAATGTTTCCAATGTCAAAAGGAACTCCAGGCAATTCTGCTTTAAACCGACTGATGCCATCTTCAGGAGTATGAAGTGCATGTCCAACTTCATGACCAATAAGAAGGTCAGACACATATTTATTTGCAGTGTTCCATGATGGCAAACCTAAAATTCTGTTTTTGACATCGAAGAATGCAGTGGTGTAATTACCAATTGCAACTTGAATATTCTCTTTAGCTAAGAGCTTAGCTAGTTTAGTTTGAGACTCTCGATTAACTGTTGCCGTCATTATGGTATTATAATACCACAAATTTTGCCCACTGTAAATAAAAAAGTGAAAAAAAGTGACGTCTATTTGGTACCAATGACTTGGCAACCTATTTTCGAGCAAAAAATGACTGGATTAGGACATTTCTTTAATTTCTGTGAAGTTTTTAACCTTTTGAGAAGAATGTCTTCCTAATATCCAGCCATCAGGCTGCTCGTTTTCAATAAAACTGCGGGTAATTTTGCCATCAGTGTAAAGTTTTTTTCCAGCCATAGGTGATTTTTTCCCAAACATTGGATTTTTTTCGCCAATATTCCTATTATTTTTTTTCCAACTAATCTTAGCCTTAACCATAGCTTCAGCAGATTTCATTGGATTATTTTCAATACATCTATTGCGCGCAATATCTTTAACGTGATCGAGTGCACCAGAAGCATATCGAGCTTTTAATGCACTTGAAATGTTTTCACCTCCCTTATGTTTTTCTCCAGTTCTGTTTTTACCATACATTGGGTTTTTAGAACCGGATACGTCCATACCAAAAAATCCATCTGGTTGTGCCAATGACTTATTAATATATTCAGAACTTTTTACTACGTCATATTGAATCTGATAATTCAACTCAGCAACCATTGCTTCTTTGCGTGTTGAGTGTTCTGATAGTATTTTTACTGTAAAAAATTCTAAATTATCTCGAATTTCATCATCCCATAGTTTCTTAAATTCTAATGAGGATACGCTTCCTTTATATCCATTCTTAATATTCTCAAGTGATGTTGAACCAATATAATATGGTGGAAGTTTATTTCCAGAGTATGTAGTTAAATAGACGCAGTACATATAGAAGTAGTGTATAGATCTATTTATAAAATCATCTACTTCAAGTACTCGACATCATATGTGGTGTAATTTCCTTTTTTACTTGCAATAATTTTTCTGTCAAAAGATCTTTCAAATGACTCTGGTTTATGTGTTATGACATACACTTTAGTTTCATTGCCAAGTGATTGCATTATACTCAGCAGATAATCTACTCCATCAGAATCAAGCGAGCTATCAAAAATTTCATCAAGAATTAAAATGTTAGTGTTGCTGCTATTTTTCATTTTGGCAATTTGCCTCCATGCAAATAGTAGGCTCAAATCAATTCTAGTACGTTCCCCCTCACTAAATGAACTATAGGTAAAATCATCGCGGTGGCGAGAGCGGATTGTTTCGGTAAAGTTTTCATCAAGGTTAAAGAGGACAAAAAAGTCAAGAATTTGCAAGTATTGATTAATAAGCTTGTTCATAACTGGAAGATATTGACGAATAATTTTTGTCTTTATACCAGTGTCTTTTAAGAGCTCAGCAATAACTTCATTGTACATTCTCTCCTCAAGTTGCTGTGCACGATAGTCTTCTAAACTATCTTTTTCAACGTGTAACACATTTAAGGTTGTCTGTGCATCAGTCACTTCAGAAGCTTCATGATGAGTGTGCGTCAACTCAACTAGTTTTTGGATTCGCTTTTCTAGGCCTTCAATTATAGTTTGATTGCTTTGTACTTTATTGTTTAGTTGATTTAGGCGACTTATTTCATCGGTTGTTGTCTTTAATGCACGCTCAACTTCATCTAAAGAATCTTTTAATTGTGTGTAGCCAGCATTTAATTCTTTAGCACTGTGCTTACACCCATCTATTTTAGTCTGTCTAAAATCAGTGTCGATATTTTGACTGCATGTAGGGCAACTGTCATTGGTCTCATAAAACTTTGCATCATTTACAAGTTTTGTAATATTGTCCTTAATTTGTCGTTGATATGAGACAAGTGTAGATTTTGTCTTCTCATTTCTTTTTAGTTGCTGAGAGTTTTTGCCATAATAATTGCTGTACTCCAAAGTGAGTGCAGTATTTTCAGTCAACATATCCTTTATGTTTTTATTTAGGCTATTAATCTCTTCTAAATATTGTGAGTTGTTTGTTTCACTCAATTGTTGTAGGCTTGTTATGTGTGCAAGTTGAAGACTTATCTTTTCCTTTATTGTGGAAATATGATTTTCAGAGTCTCGTATTTGATCACGCAATTTTGTGGAACTCTCTTTTAAAAGTCCATTCATCTTACTAAAGACGCTAATATCAAGCAGGTCTTCAATAACTTCCCGTCGATGATGCGTACTAAGTTGCATAAATGGAATAAAGTTACTGCTTCCAAGCACAACAACCTGATGAAAACTCTTATGATTGAGTTTTAAGATATTAGTCTCAAGTAGTTTTTGATAGTCACGTGAATGAGACTCTTGATTAACCAATATTCCATTTTGCCAAATTTCAAAAATATTTGGTTTTAAACCACGAATAATTTTGTATTCAGAACTATTAAGTTTAAAGTGGATTGTTACCAGACAGTTTTTACCATTGATGCTATTGACCAATTGTGGCTTGTTGATATTACGATGAGGTTTGCCAAAGAGCGCAAAAGAAAGAGCATCGAGCATAAGAGACTTTCCTGATCCGTTGTGTCCTACAATAAGAGTAGATTTTGAATCATTCAAATCTATCGAGATCTCGTTGTCGCCAACGCTCAAAAAGTTTTTATAACTTAACTTTGTAAAAATAATCATATGTTGTCAGTTAGTTGTGATTCTACGTATAGTTCTTGCAATTTTCTTTTTATTCTCTCTTTATCAAGGTCAGTTTCAATTGCATTAACATAACTGTTTAGTAGAGATGGTGTGTCTGATACCTCAATTGATTCATCGTCAATATTGTCTGCAGAATATTCTACAAATGACTCTACAATTTTAAGATCAAATGGATCTGCTGCATTAATTGAATCAATATATTTGTCAAAGGCGTATGGGTCTTTTTTAGATGTAACTACAACCTTAACGTATGTTCCAGTGAGCTCAGTACCTACTATTGGTTGCGGTACTTGAACTGAGTCATCATACACCAAACGATTGAATAGTGTAATTGGATTTCTAACTTCAATTAGCTCACGAGTTGTAGCGTCAAGAACATGGAAATATTTAGGATCATTACAGTCTGCCCATGTAATTTCATAAGGCACACCTAAATAATGAATGTTGTCACGTGAACTCTTTGTATGATAGTGACCAGAGAGCACCATTTCATATCTAGAAAAAAGACCAGCAGACATGCCGTGACTTACAGCCGGTGCACCCTTCATCATTTCAAATCCTTCAAGTTCAAGGTGAGCTCCAATAATTGGTGCATTTGCTTTTTCAATAAAGGCTACTGACTCTGCATAGTTTTCAACCGTAATCCAGGGCAGCAACGCAATGCGCATTCCACCATATTCGCGAACTGTTGGTGACATAATCACATCAACACGTGAGCTTTGATGCTGTAAGCATTCAGTAAGACTACAGAGTGAGTTTGTGTTTCGGAAAAATGTGTCATGATTGCCTGGAATAATATCCATTGTCATGTCATACTCCTCCAATTTATCTAAAAACATCTCTTTATTACGAGATAAGACTTTGTAGTTTAAATATTTACGATGATCAAAATAGTCACCAAGATGAATTATCTTTTTTATTCCATGTTTGAGACAATATGGAAAAAACAACTCAGAATAAAATCTTTCTGTATAGTCAAGAAAGATATCGTTACCATTTTTTACCCCAGTGTGGGTGTCTGTTAATACCGCAATTTTCATAACATAAAATCATCAAGCGCTCCAGCCTTATCGACCGTTGTTCTGCTTTTTCTTTTAGCACTTGGTTTTGGTTGAGCATTTTCATCCTTATAGAAGGCATCATTTTTCTGCCGAACCTTTTCAATAAGAGACTCACTATAGTTTTCTTCGCCATCACCAAATTCAGCAAAGTTACCAACATTGCCTTTTTCAATTAGCAGCTTTTTAATATCAACATGTTTTTTCTCTTTAGCAATTCGACGTAAAAATGCAAAATAAGAGATTTGAGTAAAATAAGAGAAAGCATTTGCATTGCCACTTCGTGTTGGTGCATCATAGTTGTAGTTGTTTACAGCTTTAATGCAATTCTCAACAGCATCCATAACCATGTCTTCACGATAGCTGTAATTCATAAAGTTGGGACTCCGCGATAGACCATTGGCAATTTTAAGAAAACATTCTCCAATATGATTAGTTAGTGGTCGTGGCTCTCTACCTTCCGCGAGGTCAGAACGTACACCTTCAACATGTTCACTAATTAGTTGAGAAAACTCTTTGTTGTTTACATAGTCTTCACCTCGGGATCGTCGCTTTACTTTTTCTTGCTGCATGTCTTTATTATAAACAGTTTTCAGTATTTGTACACATTTATTTTATGTGTAGTGCATTTTCTTATTTACATCCCCACAGGAGTTGTGTATAATAATCTATGATTCAATGAATGCTAATCAAATAAACCGTAAACAAATGTTATTACAATGATAACTGTTTAACAAGTTCAAGTGAGGGATCAAATAAATTATCAGAACATTCTGATTCATATAGCATCATAAATGCATTTGCTCTATTAATTATTAGAGATTCAATATACCTATTCTTAATATCGAGTGATGCATTCATCATACTTTCAATTGCTGCATGATATACAATGCATGATTCATCATCACTGTTTGATATGAGTGGAACAAATATCTCTGAAAAGATTGAACTACTTGAGCATATCTGTTTAATTTGCATTGGACAATGAAGTCGTATTGCATCATTTTCTGCGCCTATTAGACAATATTCTCCAATAACAGTCTTACCACTCGTTAATGTTAGGATTCGAATATCAAGCTGTGGCGCAATCTCAAATAGTTTATCAATCATTGTAAGTTTATTTCGTATATTTTATAGTCAAACTGCTCTTTAGCATATATTTTAATACGCTCTATTGCATGGGTCATTGTGTAGTTTTTCTTCTTTTTCCATGAGAAGTTATCTGAAATATCATAGACAGTTGTTCTGTTACCATTATCTGATTTTCGCAGTCCACGACCAATGCTTTGAAGCACTCGTATTTGACTCTTTGTTGGTGAGGCAAAGATAATCTGATGTAGGTTTTTAATATTTATCCCTGTGCTGAAGCACCCGCTTGATGCAACAATAACAACGCCACTTTCCCCAACATTAACTTCATCTGGTTTCATTTTGTGTTTTTCTTTCTTTTGCTAATTTTCTATTTGCCAACATCATAGCTCTCCATTCTGGATCAGCCCACTTTTCTTTAAGTGAAGTTGAATTTGACCCATGTTTGCGGTTTTTCATTTTATCTCTAAAATTAGGGTCTGTCCACTTTTCTTTGATTGATATACCGGCCTTTAGTCTTTTATCTACATTACTATTAACATCCTGCATTTTTAATGAAAACTCTTCACGCTCTTCAATCGACCTGTAATCCCAATATTCTCGAGCAGCTCGCTTCATTCGTAATTTTCCCTCAGGGGTATTCCTTTCAGCTATCATTGATTCTTTAACTCGTTTTTTATACTCAGGGTCAGCCCATAATTGTTTAAAGTGTTCACTTATTTCGGCTTTTGCTTTTGCATTATTATCAAATCTACGCTTAGCTAATTCTGATGCAAAACCACCTTTCATTCTTAGCGAAGTTTTAATTTTACATTGTTCAATGTATTCTTCATACTTATCAGAATTTTTAAATTTTTCCATAGCTTGTTTTTTAGCGATGCTTAAACTTTCGCTGTATTCTTTGCCTCTAATATTAGTATCAGGTTTCATAAAATTTAATGGTCGGTGAAAATCATTTCTATTATATGCTAAAAACAAATATAGGTGTGCATCACAATGATCATTATATTTTAGTTTAACTGTAATATCATTTGGTTCAATACACTGTGGTAATATATGATGATTTTCACAATACAGATCGGTATCATAATTTACTTCATTTTCTATGATAAAGGTAATATATTGATCTAATGCTTCTTCATTATCAGGTTCTCCTAATTTACTTATTAAGAAATTCTTTATGTTTTGTACTGGTATTAACATAAAGTTATTTATACAAACCTCTAATTACACCCAGGCAGATATCCACTTATC